CTAGTTGCCATACGACCCCTCCGCCCGGCACCACCAAGACTGCGCGTAGAGCACGCCGTCGACCTCCTCCACGCCATTGATGTTCATTCCGAGCTGGGCCATGCCGTTGACCTTGGCATCGAGCAGGCGCGGGATGATGTCGCCGCTCGGCGTCGGGTTGAAAACCCATGCCTGGGTAGCCACCCGGCCAAGCACCTCGGAATGATGCTCACCGATGTGGATGTCAGCTTTCAGGGGTTTGACCTTGCGAAGCTGGTCCGCTGGGATTGCCACGCCGCGTACTCGGCGACGAACAACGAGGAAGTACATAGCTCACCGACACCAATACTGTATATAGATACAGTATCGTATACATCGGCGCGTTTTCGGGCAAATGTCGATCAGCGGCCTAATGCATAGGCGGTAGATCCTTGCCGCGAGCTTTCGCAATCACTCGCGATTGGTAGTCGGAAACCGCCTCAAACAGGGACTCCGCTAGTAGGCGAAGGCGCTCCACCTCTTCGGGTGGCGCCCCGAAATCCTGAGCCTCGTGGTACTTCCGCATCGCTTCAATGGCCTGCTGAATCAGCGGCTCGCCGGCCTCGACCATTCCTATAAAACTGCGCTTATCCACGGTACTGCTCCGATCAATTGACCAGCGCATTATAGGACGCCTCGCAGAGCTGCCCTGCTATTCGGGCACGGTCATAAGCTTTCGCCAGTTCTCCCGCTCGTTCATCAGCCCGTGCGAGCAGGTCGGAGAGCACCATGGCGGCGCGGGTGGCTGCCTGGCCTCGGGCGACAGCGGCGGTATCCGCGCCGGGGCAACTGACGGTGGCAGCGAGATTGGCTGCTTCGCCGCGCATCCGCTGGCCAGCAGCATCGGCAGCAGCAGCGCCAACATCAGCCACCTGGTGTTCTTCTCTTGCATGGGCTCTTGCCTCCTCTTGCGCCGTGGCGCGTCGCTGTTCTTCCGCGCGGGCGCCGCGTTCGCCTAGCACCTCGGCCAGCCGGTCGCCGCTATCTCGTTGTGCTGATACCAAGCCGGATTCGGCCCGCTCTACCGATCGCCCGTGCTGATAGGCGCCCCAGTAGGAGGCCAGCACCAGCGCAAGCAGGCCCAGTCTGATCACAAGGGTCTTCACACCAGCGCCCTCAGCACGCCCTCATCGATCACCGCGGCCTCATATGGGTTGCCGCCGTTCTCATGGATGATGATGCTGACCACCATCCCGCGCAGCGTGGACAGGTTCTTGATGTTGATCGGGTCGGTGATACCCACGCCAAGGCGCTTGGCCACAGCCGCGGCATAGCTCTTAGTGTCGTTCTCGTTAGCCGGCGCCCAGCGGTTGATGGTTTCGAGCACGGTGTCGATGCCCTTCCCGCCCACACCGGGCATGCCGTCCTTGCCCCGGTAGTTGATGAGCAGCTTGCCCAGGGCGCGGATGCCGTTCTCTGGCGTGTCGAAGCGGGCAAATCGTGGTTTAGCCACTCCAACCTCCAGGCCGAGCTGGCCCTGCCAGGCATTGCGCGGGTTGAAGTCGATGTTGCCGGGGTTGTTGTTCCGGACACCGCGAGGTGTGGTCATAGGTTTTCTCCAGGCAAAAAAATACCGCCAGGCGGCGGTCGGTGGGTTCGGGGCGGATCAGGCCGGCAGTGCGGGCCAGTCGATGCTGTTGGGGTAGCCTTCCTGCTCGGGCAGCCGGATCAGCGCCAGGCGGTAGCGCTTCCACTCCTTCAACAGTGCAGCTTCGGCCTCGGTGGCCTCCTCAAGCTCGACGGCATCCTGTAGCGGGGCAATGGCAGCATCGGCTACAGCGCGGTGCTGGGCGATCTCGGCAGCCACCGTGGCGAGCAGCTGCTCAGCAGCGGCCTGGGCCTTGGCCTCAGCCGTGATGACCTGCGACCAGTCGATCACGCCTGCGGTTGCAGCCTGGCGGTCGGCCAGGTCCAGGCCCGGCAGCTGCACTTGGCCGTCGACTGGATAGAGATCGACCGGGAAGCGTGCTGCCTGCGGCGCGTCGGCGGCGTGTGGCAGCATGAGGGTCAGCACCAGGTTGCCGTTTATGCGTTCAACCGGGCCGATCACAAATTCACACCCCACTGCTTCGGCGGGCAGGGTCGAGCCATCGGTCAGTCGGGAAAAGTCCAGCGCCACGGCGTTGACTTCCAGTATGTCGCTTGACTTAACCACGGAGAGGCCCGCATCAGAGCGAACCGGGGAAAGTTTAATTATCATCAGTACCACCTCCCAATGGCTACGTAACCAGGCCTGAAAATCGTTCCGCTCACCGCGCAATACGCGCCGATGCCAACGGACACTGCGCTTCGACTGTAGGAGAACCCCAGGGGCACACCGCCACCGCCAGCCGACACAGGGGCTGGAAGCACTTTGGGGGCTGCGATAAACGGAGCTGGGTATGTAAAGGTCTGGCCATTGTTGTAAAACAGCGCCCCTTGAGCGGCGGTGGCTGTGTAAGTGGTCGAGCTTTCCATCACACAGATCATCGTGCCGTCTGCAAACTTCACGCAGTCGCCATTGGCATTGCTGATGAATTCTAGGATGGCGCCAGTGGGTACACCCCCGCTTTGCAAAACAGTACCGACGATATCGGCTATGGCTGCCGCTTTCAGCCCCAGGCCGCTTCGCGCCGCACTAGGGGTTGTCCCGCCCGTACCTCCTTTCGCAACAGGCACAACGTCTTCGGTTGAGACGGCGCCCAGACCCGCCAACGTTGCCCCCCATTGCTGGACAATCGCGTTAATGGCGTCTCGGAGGCTTTTGTCGTACCCCTGGATCGGTGAGATCGCATAGCTTCCCGCGCCAACAGTTGCGCCTTTGTAAGCCGGAAGAATGCTCAGCACAGTCGCGCTGGCGATGTTGGTCACTTCATACCAGGCCCCATCGGGACCTAGGAAAGCATCACCCACACGGGCGTTTGCAGAAAAGCTGGTGCCGGTACCGGTCACCGTATTTTGGCCAGCCGTGATCGCCACGGTGCCAGCTCTGTACCAGGCCATGGATTGCTCCAACAATTAATTGAAAGGGAACGGCAAGTTGTCCGTTTTGATAACCAGGGCTTCTGGATACTTATCCGTCGGGATGCCGTAGTAGCTGTTGTAAGTGACTTGCGCTCCCCAATACATCGTGGTCCTGGCGGCATCGCACGACATGAAGTAGATGCCGCCAGATGCTCCATATGCCCCGTCCATATGGGCTTGCTGGTTGCTGTATGCGGGGAACGGGCTGCCGGGCGCCGACATTCCATCCATGCGCCCCTGGCCGAACGATCTGGAGAATGTCGTAGCTGCTGCGAACTCTCCCGAGCCAACCGAGATGAACACGCGAGCCACGCAGTAATAAGGACCGGAGTTGATGAAGCGCGTTGCGAGCTTCGTCGCGCCAGCAAACGGTACGCCGTAATTGGCCGTCCCATTGACGACCGTTGGCGTGGGTGGTGCTGGAGCCGAGACCGTGGCCACGATATTGAGCGGGTACTGCAACGAGTTGAAGGTCAGCGTGCCCGCTTCGTCGTAGCACTTCAGGCCAGCACCACTCAGCGTGTCCCGCATCGTGTCGAAGTAGTAATACTTCGTCGAAGGACTCGCGCCGATGTAGTAGAAGGTCGTGGTGTCCCCCGAGCGAGAAGACCCGCAGGAGATACCAGGGCCGACGATAAAGACAATCGGCGCCACTGCGCCTGTAACGCTGAACCCATGGATGGCGTCGGTGATGGACGACTCGGCATAGCTGCTGCCTTCATTGGGCGGCAGGTTTGCCGACCTGTAGTCCAGACGTGGCCAATTGACCAGCAGCGTCATGTACCCGCTTTTCAGCAGGCCATACGTGATTTTCTCCGTGTCGAACAGAAGGCTGCCGTCCTCCTTGAAGACCTTCAAACCTGCTGACATTTAGTGATATCCGTAATGAATGCGGCAGTTCAGCGAGTAGAACCCCCAGCCGCCGGCGTAGGAGTACTGCCAGGCTAAGGTCGCGCTGGAGGCCCCAACGGTCAGGGTCACCCCTGGGCGCTTTCCCAGATACTTGTTCTGCGCCGACAGCTCGGTGATGGCATAGAACAGCTCCTTGCCGGCTGGAGGCAATGGAATCGAGAGCGACCCATTGGCCGCTCCCGTGTCGACATACCCCATCATCTGGCTGATCGAGCTCGTCATGTCGAGGAGCACCAAGCCGCTAGGGTCATAGACCTTCAGGCCAGTACTCATACGTTCACTCCGAGGTCAATCGCCAGGTTGCCGTTGGCATGAAATATCCGCAGGCGCTGGTTATTCAGGAGCAAGCGCCCCTGCCCTGCGACTGTCCCGTTGATTTCAAAGGTGCCGGACTTGTTAAGGATCCAGCCCTGCTGGCCCGCCACATAGTTGGTTGAGCTAATGTAGCTGCCGATCTTGGCGTTGGTGATCGTGCCGTCGGCGATGATTGCCTCGTTCATGAACACCTGTCCACCCTGCACGGTGAAAGGCGACGAGAGCGTGCCGTTGATACCGTTGACCACAGCGAAACGGTCAGCCGACACCAGGAACTGACTCTGCAACCCGGCCGGCCCGTTCTCGATGCCAAGACCAATGCCTGCCGCCACATACTGGCCCTGAGCGTTGAGCTGCATCTTGACCGCCCACATCGTGCTGGCCTTGCCATCCGCCGTGGCTTGGGCCTGGCTGACGGTCTGCACAGCAGCATTCGTCTGGCCTATCGACGCTTCGAGTGTCTCGGTCTTCCGGACAATTGCCTCTTCCCGCGTAGCCGTTGCTTTCACCTCAGCAGCAAAGGCAGCGGTCGAGTTCCACTGGTTGATCGCCGCGGCAAGGTCGCCTTCGACACTGTCGTCGCGATAAGACGCCCTGAGCACCTGCTGGCTTTCGGCCGCCACAGTGACTTTGCCATCGACCTCGGCGATTTTGGTCGTGTTGGTGCTGACCTGCTGAGCGAGGCCATTGGCCGTGGTAACCGACTGACCGACGTCTATCCAATAGGTCACGTTTGGCGGTGCGTTTGCTCCCGAAGCGTTGGCAGGGACAGCAATCTTGGCCTGATAGATGCGGCCATCCTCGACCACCATCTGGTCCTTCGTATAGGCCAAGTCCTTGTCGTAAGCCTTCAACCCGTCAAGGGCATCAATCTGATCTTGAAGACCTTCGATCTTGTCCTTGAGCTCTTGGCCAAGCATGGACTCGTCAATTTCGCCGCTGATCAGGTCGAGGATGGGGCCTGCATCCGACCCAGACTGACCAAGCACGCCACTACCCAACGGGTACCACGGGCCAATGTTTCCGGTTCTATCCACCAGGCGCGCCCAGAAGAAGAACGATACACCAGCAGCCAAGCCCTGCATGACGTACTCAGTTTGCGGGTAAGCCAGGTCCGCCAGCTTGGTCGCTGCCCCCAGGTCGTTCGTCTGGCTGTACCAGATTTCCGTGCGCTGGGTGTCCTCAGCACCTGGTGGAATGCCCCATTTGAGCGAGATGCTGAAAAGCAGAGAGGTGGCTGTGAGGAAGGTTACCGAGGGCGGTAGGCCTTCCTTGCCCTTCAGTTCGGTCAAGCTGGAGTCTCGCCAAATCGACGTGATGTCGAACGAGCTGACGGATCGAACCCTGGCCAAGTAGGCGCCAGCGTAAATGCCAACCACATCAACCGAGGTGGTGCCGGTGCGCTGCAGGCGGACCCAGTTGCCGTCATCCTTGCGCCATTCGACGTCATAGGCCACGGCACCCTGCACTGCGGGCCAGCTGATGGTCATGGTGCTGACGGCAATGCCCTGATCCACTGCGTAAGCCGAGGTCAGCGTGACGCTGGCCGGCGGTTGCACAGTGGTCACCGGAATGACGCTGATCGGTCGCTCTTCCAGCTTGGCACCGGTATCGATCGCAGCAAACTTGCTGGGGTTGAACTCCAACGCCGTGATTTCGTACTCCCCTTCCTGGGTGCGCACTGTCTTCAGCACGCGGAAGAGTTGCACCGCCAGGTCGTCGTAATCGATGGCCCATTGCAGCTCCGGCTCAGGCTGAACGCTGTAGGCCACGGTCACCGTGACGGCACGGCCACTGACCGACTGGACCGTCCGGGCCTGGGCGGTCCCGTTCGGCAGGTTCAGGATCAACCGGTCGCCAGCCTTGATCGGCGTGTCACGGTCCAGAGTCACAACCCGTCCCGCTGCTGCCGAGATCCGGCCACCATTCGGCCGCCCCGCTACCAGCTCATCTGCCACCGGGATGACGTAGCCAGGAAGCGGGATACGACCCTCCATGCCCGTCTTGAAGGTGACGGTGCGGTCCTGGCTGTTGCTCAGCAGTGCCCACTTGCCGCGACGCTGGGCTTCGGATGCACGGGTGCAACCGATGGCCGAGATCTCGATGGGTCGGTCGCGGTACCGGCGCTGCAGCGCCAAGTCGGTGACCGGGATAACGTCGGTGTCGTAGTTGTTGGCCGGGTTGTCGTAGCTGACCAGGGCGCGGCTGTAGTGGGTGTTGCGCTCGGCGCCACCATAGTCAAAATTACCGTCGATGACATTCGAGCGAGTGAAGACATAGTCGATGTCCTGCGCACGCGGCATGTCCGCCTGCATGAACAGCGAGCCGTGGGCCCAATACACCATGCCGCGATAGATCGCCGACAGGTCGCGCAGCAGTGTCCAAGCCTCGGCACGTCCCTGCAGGTTCATGTCACACAGGAATCGCGGCTCCAGGCCGCCGCGTCCATCCGACACCAACTGGTCGCAGTATTGGGCGATCCTGTACATCTCCCACTTGTCGACCATCCACGACTTGATGCGCTTACCCAGGCCGAAACGGTCTTCAACGCACAGGCCATAGGTCACAAAGGCAGGGTTGTTGGTCCAGGCCTGCTTGAAAGTGCCGTCCCACACACCGGTATAGGTGCGGGTATCTGGATCGTAGTTCGAAGGCACTGGCCAGCGCTTAGCCCGACAGTCGACGGTCACCGTCGGAATGTTCTGGAACTGCTGAGCGTCAAACTCGATGTAGAGCAGAGCAGTATTCGGATAGCGCAGCTTCTCGTCGATGATCTCCGTGTAGCCAGCGATATTCATCGTGTCGGCGATGGTTCCGCTGTTCGCGTTCGGAGTGATGCGACGGACGCGCATCATCCAGCCGGTGGTTGCCTCAGGCAGGTCCACTCGCACGGAACGCTGGTAGCCACTGGTTGTTTTCCCACTCACCGCGCCTCGATGCGACTCAACGTAAGCGCCGCCATCGGTGGCGATGTCGATCGCATATTCGATCCGGTAGCCGTTCGTGTTGCCCTCGCTATCCTGTTTGGCCAGGCGCGGCCAACTGAAGCGCAGGCGCACGGCGGACAGTTGAATATTGCTCAAGGCTCGCGCCCATGGGCTGTCGCTGCGCAGCTCAACGCCAACCGTGGTTTCGTTCTCTACGGCTGGGATGCCCTGGATGTAGCTCTGATCAATGCTTCCGGGGCGCCACTCCCACTTCACACCCGGAAAGTTGACGTTGCCGCTGGCGTCCACAATCGGGGTGTTATCGAGGTAAATATCACGGGCTGTCGGGGTGCCATCGAACTCACCTTCGCCCACGGCGAGTAGGATCTTGGCGATGTTCGTCGACTGAAGGCTGTCCGGCGCCTCGACAGGGGTCTTCGGCTTGCTTTCTCCGCCTTTGGCGCCGGCGATGTTCAGGTGAGCTGCTGCGCCCATGCTTTCCTCCAGGCATTAAAAAGCCGCCCGGAGGCGGCTTGGTCGCTGCGTTAAATCAGGTTTTGTCTTCGGCGTAGATGGAAGCCGAAATGATCGCCCCGCCCCAGCGGCGCTTGCCGATGCAGATCGGTACAGGGTTACCGCTGGCGGTGGTGTTCTTGGCTGATCCGAAGGCGTAGGAAGGCAGGTTTTCCGGTGCAGCGCTCTGGGATAGGCCCTTGGCCTGGGGGCTGAGCATCTGAATGACACCACCGGCTACCATTGCCACCCCCACGGGCAGAAGGGCTTGGAATCCAGGGACTGGAATGAACGAGGCAGCTATCAATATCGCACCGATTACTGTCTGCAACACCCCGCCACGCTTACTCCCAGCAACGACAGGAACAATCTTGACCACCTTGGCTCCGCCACGACCGAACTCGGCTTCACCAACATTCTTACCATTTCGGTAAATTGCAAAGTTCATTCCCAGACGAGCTAGGCGATCAACCTCCTCTTTGAAGCCTGGTAGCGTGATCGTTAGCGCCTTCAGCAACTCTCGGACGCTGCCAGTCTCCAGAAGCCGTCGATGCTGACGCCCTAGGGCTTTACGCATGGCGCCTGAAAACTCGATAACCGTCATCTCCTGAGTCATACATTTCTCCAGACGAAAAAAAGCCGCCAGGTGGCGGCTCTTTGCTTGAAATCAGATTCAGAGGCAGTTTTTCACGGACGAAGTGATTTTTGATCTGCCTATGCTCATACCAGGCATCCGCTGATAAAGCCTTACCTCGCTACCGCGCGGGCTTTGAGTAATCTCCAGCAACTCGTTGGTCTGTCCGATCGACTCTGCTGAAGAAATCAATCGGTAGCCCGTCAGCGTTTCATTCATTGTTGCGCCAGCTTGATGCTCTTGCCAACCAGGCAAGACGCACAACGCATATGCCTTGGGCGTTTTTGACGTTTCCGCCTGGATCGTAGGACTGTTCTTGAGCAAATCCCCAGGTGTTGTGCACCCCACCAGCAACACCAGCCCCACCGCGCCGATCAAAAATCGCATGTGATCCCTCCTCTGAAAACCAGGAATTTATCACCCCGAACCATGTGATTGCTTTAAAATTTCACTTTGCATCACTCGCTACGAAATCCAACTCATCATCATAATGACGACGCAGCTCAACCCACACTTCGATCAGCAAAAGGCATGAACCAACCCCTACAAATGTTGACACACATACAAATAGAGGAGCCGAATAATCGCCATACCACAATAGCAGCGCAATCAATGCAAAGACAGAAACACCGACAAGGAATATACCCTTTGCAAGCGTTTTTATAAAAATACTAGAGATCACCTGCTTAACAGCACCAAGACCAATCCTTTTCATCAACGATTCAATATACACAAAATGAGAAACTGAAGCCCTAAAAAATTCTTGCCGCACTGAATCCGAAGACGCCAACCCTTTATCCAGAGCCTCGCAGTACTCTTTGCATTCCTCCAAAACAACTGTTTGTGGCATTTCAGACAAATCAAGAAAGTCTATTGCATAGGCATGAGCTAGGCATACGTCGCGATCATTCGATGGCGGTATGCTGTGCAACCAGGTCAGCACATCACGCAGCTTTGACTTCATCACATCGTACGTTTGCAGACGTTCAGTTCTTACTTGCTGCAACACATAAAGAATCCACGCAATAGAAAGAGAGCAAAACAATGCAACCACAGTGGCAATAGTGCTAAGTGCAGAAACAAGTGTCGAACGATCCAGCGTATTCAAAGTCACACCTAAGAATGCGCCATAACGAATTACCAGTGCGATGATCAATGTCATCAAGGAGCAAATGAAAAACTGCCTATGGGTACGACACAAAGAGATCATGACTCGTAAAAACATTGATATCCCACTGTCCTTTGGCTTGTCCGGAAGATGAATCTAACATCTTCCAGCGTTCTGTTCACCCATCCAGCGTGGATGGAAAGCCAGTACCGCGCCAGCATTGCGCCATAGTAGGTTTGCACCTCCAATGAACCGCCCCGGTCCATTGCCGGAAAGCCCATGGACTGGGGCATGATGACCTAGGAGGTCAACGTGGCAAACGAAAGAACCGTTGAGCAACGACTGAACGATCTTGAGCATGCGCTTCGTACAGCGATCGTTTTCAACTTGAACGCAGCAGCTGTGCTTGGCCGCCGCCTGTCTTACGGAAATGAACCGATCGCGCAAGCGATTGCTCAAGACCTGCGCGATCTGAAAAACCAGAGTTTCGAAAACATCGACAAAGCTCTGCACGATCATTACGTAGACAGCCTGACCCTAAGCATTACTGGCCGAGCTTAAAGCCCGCAGCGTAGTAGTGCCCAGAGCGAGGGTGCTGAACCATCAGCACTATCCAATCGGATGACGCCTGCTTCTCCTCAACACGTTTTTTCTCGCTCGCCATTTAACTTCTCCTGCGGCCTGGCCGCTTCACTTCGCGTCCCGATGACGCAACACAAGGCGCATCCGGTCGAGCCATGGCCCGCCGAATACGATGATTTCCGATGGCCTACCGAGCAGGTGATGCAGCATGAAGGGGCCCGGCCCGAAGACTTGAGCCTGTTCCTTGGGCAACTGCGCGTGGGCACCAAGGTAAATGCCGGCGTGGTTCGGGTGCGCAGTGCGCCCTACCGCCATGACGATCATGTCGCCGCGCTGAGGCTGGCTGACCTGGTAGAAACCCGCCGCCTCATAGGCCTGCTCGTAGAGACTCGGGCCGTCCGCCCGCTCCCACCACCCCTCTTCCCGGGCATAGGCCGGGAAATCCAGGCCCCACTCACGCTGGTACCAGTCCGCGCAGACCTGCCAGCAGTCCCAAGCGCCGTGCACGAACGGTCGTCCAAGTAGCGGTGCGTGACCGGTTGGCGTGACGGTGCGCAAGTCACCCTCCGGCCACGACAGGATGTACCAGGGCATCCCCGTGGCCTCGCACATGGCTAGGTCGCGGGACGAAGGCCTGCTGGTGGCATCTGGATGCGAGTGCACGATGCCGATCAACTCGCCCTGGTCTTCTGCCGCCGCGTACTGCTCCGGCGAGATTCGGAATTCCTCTGCAGGATCCGCAGCGGTGTTGTCGCAGGGGATGTACCGCTGCGCGCGCCCCACGGCGATGAGCAGCCCGCAGCACTCCCGCGGGTATTCCGCCGCGGCGTGCGCTTGCACGGCGGCCAAGATGTGTTTGCGCATGGTCAGCTCCGTGCGATAAGGGAAACAGCCGGGAAGCCTCCGAAAGGCAATTGGTTGCCCTGGCCGTGGCGGACAGTGCAGCCAGAGTCCAAACAGCCATTGCACTGGTCCTTGGCCGGGTCATCCGTCGGGTTGCCGTCCAAGTCGTAGTAGGGGCCGGTGTATCCGCAGTTCGGACCACGGTAGCCAGCGGTCATTGCCCAGTGACATAGCTGGGTCATCTGTCGGCCAATGGACTCGCCGCCAACATCGCCAGGACTAGCCAGCTCCCAAGCGACCGTGGTGCCGTTCTCCGACACCTTCTGGTCGATGTACCAGACCTCAATGGCTTCCTCGGTCGGGTCGGCCTCCTGGTTGCCTGCCGGAAAGTTCACCGCATCCAGGTACCGCGCCATCGTGTGACGCATGGTTAGCTTGAACTCGAGCAGGTTGTCGAAGGCCAGGCACAGGGCTGTGATCCGGCCGTTGACGTTGCCGACGGTCAGCGTGGGGCGCACGGCCGTACCGTCCGAGTTCGCTTCGATGCCCTCGATCTGCATGGGCCAGGCGCCATACTCGTTGCCCTGCCACCAGATGGACTTGGCCGGCAGTTGATCGGCATTTACGCCGGCGGCGGCCAGCTCCTCTGGCGTGTGCGGTATTGCATGCCCGTGAAACCGCAAAATATCGGCACCGAAGTCCGAGCCATCCAGCTCAAACAGCAGTACCTCGCTGCCAGGCTCCAGGGTCTGGATGTCCTTGATCAGTGACATGCGACGTCCTTATGGGTGGAATGCCCGCTCAAAGGTTGCGGAGACCTTGAACCGACCGCCACCCACGGGCGTGGGCTTCGGATCGGTGCAGGTAAACAGGCCCAAATCACCGAGCGGAGTGGACCACAGAAAGGCCTTCGCGCCGCCGTGCCGATCGAAGAACTCCATGACCTTGCGGACCTGTGCCTTCGTGCCGGTTACGGTGATCGGGTAGCTGTCTTCCTTGTTGTTGGGGCCGTCGCCCACCACCTGCCGGTACCCGCCGCCGAACTTGGACTCCCGGACCCGGTAAGTGATGTCCGGCGTTTCGCCGCGCTGCGTCGGCCAGCTGAACGTCTCGATGGCCATCAGCGCCCTCCTTTAGTGTTCCGATAGCTCACTCCGCCGGGTCGCCACGAATCTGCAACAGCCTTCTCGGCAGCGAGCTGCATCTGCTTCTGCATGTTTTGCTGAAGCAGCGATTGGTCGAGTTCCATGCCCTCGTCGCTACGATCCGCAACTGCCACGCTGACCGGTGCCGACACGCTAATCATCGTGCCCGAGCTGCTCGTCGCAGGTAGGGCTGGAGTTGCCCCACGCCCGAGCGGGGTGATCGATCCGCCCTGCTCGCCCATCATCAGATAGGTCTTGCCTCCCTGGCTCAGCAGTTCAGGCCCCAATTCGTTCACCTGGTAGAGCGAGTTCGCCGCTACCGGACCGCCGGCTGCGCGCTGACCAGAGACGAAGTTGTCCATGATCTGGGGGGTGTACCCGGCCTGGGTAGATCCTGCGGACGTGGTTTCGCTGCCGAACCACGCAGAAACAGCCGTGCTACCCCAGCTAACCAGGCTACCCAGGAGACCCGAGGCAGCGCGTTGGGTTTCGATCCGGACCATGTCAGCAAGGATCGACTTGGTGAAGTCAGTGAACGATAACTTGCCAGTCATGGCGAAGTTTACGATCGCATCCTCCATCGAGCTGAAGGCGTTGGTGAACAGGGACTTCGTCTGCCCGGCGACATCCCGTGCCTGGTCCAGGTAATTCTGAAAGGCTGACGATGCCCCCTTACGCCAGTCACCCTGTGCGGCCGTCATCTGGTTGTAGTTGGCGATGGTGGTTTCCTGCAGGTCCTTCTCGGTCTTGCGCAGCGCTGCCAGCTTCTGGTTGTACTCATCGAGGCTCATGCCGCGGGAGCCGTCACCGTACTGATTGGCAAGGTCCAGGCGCTGTTGGTTCATCCGGTCGGTGATGCCGTTCTGCTGGTCCTGCAGGCTACGCTGACGATCGCCGAGACCAAGGCCGTCAGCGGAACGCTGCCCTTGCAGGCGCAGCGCCAGCACCTGCTGGTCGAGAGCATCGGTGTAGGTCTGCACCGCCCTGGCCTGCTTGGCCAGCCGGCCCTGCTCATTGGTCGCCAGCACCGAAAGCTCGGTATCGGCGTCCTTCTGCGCCTTGACCATGGCGGCGCGGGCATCCGCGATTTTCTGGTCGAGCTGGATTCGCTGCTGGGCGCTGGTACTGCTGCGCCCCTTGGCCTTCTCCAGCGCCGTGATCTCGGCCTCGTAGGCGTTCGTGACCTCGGCCTTCTGCTGCTCGATGATTGCAGCCCGTTGGGCGGCGTACGACTCTTGAGAGATCAGCCCAGCCTTCTGCGCTGCTTCCAGTTCCTTCTGGTGGCTCTTGTACTCGGCCAGAATGGCGCTCAGCGCGTTCTTCTGGTCGTTGAACCCGGAGAGGTCGACCGAACCAGTCCGCCCAGCAGGGTCCTTGAACTGCTTGGCGATGTCGGCCTGCACCCGAGTGATGTTCTCGGGCTTCAGCCGCTCATCATTCGGGTTGACCTTGCGGATCGCATCAAGAGACTTGTTGTACTCCTTGAGAGCATCCGCGCGCTTCTCGGCGTTGGTCCTTGCGGACTTCTCCAGAGCGTCGATCTTGCCGATGGCCACGATAGCCGCCTGCTGCCGCTGGCTATCCAGTTCCCGTGCCTTGGCAATCGCCTGCTGCGTGTCTCGCTGTTGAATGAGAGCTTTTAGCTCAAGGTTGGCATCCGTGAGCTTTTGCTTCGCAGCAGTGTCGTCAGGATCGCCGTTCACCGCGCTCTGCGCCGCTGCCACTCGTTGTTGCGTCTCTACGATGCGACTCGCGATATCCTGGTCCCGGCCAATGTTCTTGACCGAATCGACCGTGGCAGCAACCTCGCCACGTAGAGCCTTCCATCCGCGCTCCCAGATGGACAGATTCTCGGTGACTTCCTTGCTACGGTTTTTGATGGTATCGACGTAGGTATCGGTGAGCAGCTTTGCAGCCCCTATAGTGTCGCCCTGCTCCTTCAAGGCAACGATCTGCGAGTAGGTCGCAGCAGTCAGGAAGTTGTACTGCTCGTTGAGGTCCTTGGCTGCAGCCACTGGATCCTTTCCGATCTTCACAAACTCGGCCACGGTCTCCTCGACCGCTGTACCGGTCGCCGAGCGCCATTCCAGTGCGGCCTCGGTGATTTCGACGAAGCTATCGGAGGCGATCTTCCCGCTACCGGCCAGCTGGGTGAGCACCTCAGCCGCCGCGCCGGTGGTGCCTACCGTAGCCGCGACCTGGCGCGCCATTCCCGACATCTGATCCGCCGTTGTGCCGGCGGCATTACCGGTCTTGATCAGCTCCTTCTGGAAGCCGACCGCCTCCTCGCTGCCCGAGTAGTAGGCGTACCCGAGAACGCCCACTGCTGTAGCCGCGACGGTGAACGGGTTCACCAGGCCCATGACATATCCGCCGAGTGCCTGAATAGCCGGGCCCACACCGCCAAACATATCCTTGAGCTGCCCGCCCTGCTGCAGCAGCACTGTGAGCGGCGCCTGGCCACCCTGCAGGGAAACCACGATGTCGGTGAACTGCGCCGGCACTCCACGAAGTGCGGCAGCAGTGGCCTTTGCCGACATCCCGGTCTTGTTCAGCGCAGCATCGGCACCGCCCAAGGCTGTGCGGGCCTGGTCGATCTTCGCCTGGTACTCGCCGAAGGTCTCCGCATCGAGCGCGCCACTGGTGCGGAAGCCCTTCAGCTTCTGCTCCATCTGGTCCAGTCGGCCCATGGCCGCGACAGTCGGGTCGATCTTGCCCAGCAGCTCTTCCAGCGCGTGACCTTCTTCACGATACGCTCCGGCGGCCTTTTTCGCGGCCTCCGCCTGGCGCTCCTCGGTAGCGATGAGGGCCTGGGCCCGGCTATTGATGGCTGCCTGGCGGCTGGCACTGTCGGACAGAACGGCGTTCGCCTGGGCGGTGACCTCGGCGCTGTGCTCGGTCGCCCGATTGAGCGTTTGAACGTACTGGCTGGCCTCCAACGAGGCCTTGGCTACGGCCAGAATCCTGGCCTGCTGTTCGTCGGCGGACTCGGCAGCGCGCCGGCCGGCCTGGGCTCCGGCATCCGTGGCGCTGGTGAGCGCCTCCTGCACCTTGCCAGCCTGCGCGGCCTCGGTCCGAAACGCCCCCATGTTCGCCGCGGCGCTGCTGAACGCCGTGGAAGCGCTGGTAACGGCGCGCCCCACGGTGGCCATCTGCTGCGCCAACTCTGTCTGCTTGACATTGAGCGCCTGCAGCTCCTGCACAATCTGCCGGGTGTCACCCTGCAGGCTGCCCAAGGCAGTCTCCCAGGCACGCCCGGTTCGTCCAGCCGACTCCTCGCTGCGCTTGCCGGCGTCCGTCAGCTTATCGAGGTTGTCCTTGGCCTCGACGGCATCACCGGAGTCGATCTGAAGACCGAGAGAGGCAATGGTGGTCATGATCTACTCCATCGATTCGGCCATGACGGCCAAGGCCTCAACCTCCATGACGCGGAGATCGGGAAAAATGTCGGTGAGGTCGCGGCGCTTGATGCCGAGCATTGAGGCGGTTGCAGGAATAGCGGTGTAGTCCAAGCCGGACGGGCCGCCCGAAGCCACCCGCCACTGTGTGCCCAGCGCATCGAACAGGCGGAAGGCAGGCCAGGCATCCGGCAAGACCTCCACTACCTCCTCCGCGATGTCATCAAGGGTCAGCCCCAGCGCCGCCAGTTGCTCAGCGGACGGGCCGCGCTCATAGCAAGCCCGGGCCGCCGCCCTCAGTTTCCCAAGCGGGCCGGGCTGTAGGCGGCTTGGTAAGCGTCGATTACTGCCTTCGGCGCGCCGGTGCAGGTGCGCACCAGGTCGGCGATGGCCACGGCGCTGAACTCGTCCTCCAGATCCCAGCCTGTGACGATCTCGCTCAACTGCTCTGCCTGCAGGGCGATTTCACCGGTGGTGACCTCCTCCCAGGTTGCCCCGTCCTTCTGGGCCTTCTCCGCCCAGGCGTCGCGCGCCTTGTTCCAGCGATCAAACATTGCGGACAGGGCCACGCGGTCCATGTAGCGGAACTGGAACTCCACCGGCACCGGTTCGGCGCCAATGCGCGGAACCTGCACCACGGCGGTGAAAGTGGGGTTCTGCGCGATCTTGATCTTCGCCATGATGGCTCCTTACGCACCGGCCAGAATGCGAACTGGACGGCCCGACAGTGCGATGCTGATGGTGCGCGTCATGAGGCTGTTCCGATCCATGGTTGGGGTGGTGGTAATGCTGACGTAGCCCGGGTATAGGATCTGATCACCACCTGGCAGCTTGAGGCGTACCACCGCGAGCTCCTTGCTGTCACCGTAGTTTTCGACCAGGGCGACGTAGGCAGCGGTCGGCTGGTCCTCGACGGTGATCGACAGCGTGATCGGGTTGCGGTTGGTCGGGAACTGGCGGTCATCGTCATCTTCCAGATACCCCACGGTGAGGTATTGCTGCTCACCGCCGGCCGAGGTGAAAGCGGTCACCTTGGAGATCTGCGCCCAGGCCGTCACAGGGAGCACCGAGCCTACGCCGGCACCCGGGGTGTATTTGTCCACGTTGGTGGTGTTGAGGCCTTTCAAGGCGAAGGTGTCGGCGGCCACGTTTGCGGCACTGACGGCACGGTCGGCGATCAGTGCCCAACCGGAGCTAACCAACAGGACATCGCCATTCTCAATGTCGTGACCGGCAGCGGTGGCCACCGGCGGCAAGGCATTGGTCAAAGCGGTGAAGGCGACGGCGGCGCCAAAAACGCTGGCGATTTCCAGCACAGAGCCGTTCGGCAGCGGGAATTTTGCGGCCATGGAGTGTTTCCTCGTTGTTGCCCGCCGGGCGGCGGTTGGTTATGCCCCAGCGGGCGGTTGGTCCGCGACACCGCGGTAGGTGAAGCTGGCCGGGACCGTGTAGGTCGCCGACTCGGTGATGGTTGGGCCCTGGTCAACCGGTTCGGTAACAAGGCCCTCGAAGCCGTTGCGACTGAGCGCCGAATCAACCCGGAAGAGGCTCGAAAGCTCATCGACCAGGGTCTCAGCGGTAGCCAGAGGCTGGCCCGCAGGGCAGACGATGCTCACCTGGTAGACGCCGGTGTACTCGTAGGCATCGCTGCCCAGGTAGCGGCAGGTGGTACCCGCCGGTAGCTGAAAGGCCTGCAGGTAGGTTTCGTCGGGCCCGGCCTCGAAGCCCTGTTCGAAGTTTGCGACCCGTATCGGGCGCGCCTCAGCCCAGGCCATCAGCTTGATCTCGATGGCCTGTCGTGCTCTTGCGTGGCTCATGCTCGATGGGTCCTGATGGCTTCTTCGACGATGCGCTGGAAGTCGGCGACGGTAACTCGCACCATGCCGCCAGGCGCCTGTGAGCTGTGGCCGTACTCCAGAGGGATGGCATACGGCAGGTTGTTGACGATGTAGGCGACCTCGCCAGCGGAAAGATCACCGGCAGCCAGGAGAAGCCTGTCCAGCGTCTCGCCGGCGCTCTCGATGTCCTCGATCTCGCCTGCGGCTGGAGCGCCGGTGGTGAGCTGCCAGTTACTGCGGAAGCGGCCGCCCACGTAGCCCTGGCCAACCCTCCGGACGCCGAACCCGAAGTTCTCGCGCTGCTCACGCTTGGTCAGCGGCTTTCGCAGCCGCAAACCGCCTTTCAGGTTGCCCCTTTTGGTGTAGTTGGCCTGGTCGGACGTGATGCCAACATTAATGGCCGCTGCCTTGGCGTTGTAAGCCGAGATCTGCTCAGCCGCGCTGCCGTGAGCCTCAACGTTCACCTTCCAGAGATCCGGGTTGCCGACCGGCGACATGGTCACCAGCCTCCGGCCGACCATGATCACGACCTCACGGAAGGTTAGGTCCATCGCCTCCTTGGCGGCCTCTGCGAACTGCTCCAACTGCGCAGCAAAGCCGCCGTCCAGACCGCCGTAACGGCTGGTCATGTGTGAGCCGCGGGCCATGGTCACTTCCTCAGTTGAATGGTCCAGGTGGCCTTGGCCGCGTCCTGTCCGACGTTCATGACTCGGTAGCCGCTGATGCGATCACCGATGGCTGGGGTAGCAGGGTCGTCTGTGACCGTGCCGCCGTCCTTCACGAACAGCTCGTTCTGCAGCGCCTTGAGGCGCACGTCTGTCGCCAGGATGCGCGTACCGTCGATCTCGCGGGCCTTGTACTGGCCGAAGACACCGCGACCGACATAGTGCAGCGTTGTCGCTGGCGTACTGCCGCCCTTCTCAGGGTCATAGGTGCCGGGTACAGACCGGCTGCCATCAACCACCGCCACTGCGTCGGCCAGATCCGTATCGAAGGCCTGGGCCAGTTCGGCCTGTAACTCGCGTCGAAGCCCCATGTCACCCCCTGACGATCTTGACCTGGCCGGTGCCCAGATAGCGCGCCAGCAGGGCCAAGGCGAAGGACTCACCCGCGCTGATGGCCTTGGACGTTGCAGAGTAGGTTTTGCTGCTCGACACTCCGTCCGCATCCACGGACTTGCTTAGCACGCCGGTTTCCTTCGCCTGGAACAGGTTGCCAGCAGCCGCCTCTACTGCCACCTCTGCGCCCGCCTGCACGACATCAGAGGGAACCGTGTCGAACTCGGGCAGGCCCTGGTTGGTGAGCCAGGTGTTGGCCATCAGCACCGCGCGCGCCTTCTTTTCATCCGGCGCCCAGGTCTGGCCCAGCAGCGCGTCGACCTGCTCGATGCTGATGTAGGTCGTCATTACGCGGCCCCGTCCAGCAGCTTCTGCAGATCTTCCAGGGTGGCTTCAGGCGCGAACTGGACGCCCTTCTCGGTCAGCGCAGCCTGCAGCTTTGCCTTCAGTTCGGCTTCTTCAGCGGCCTTCCTGTCGGCAGCCGACTTGCCAGCCTTCGAGCCTTTGGTCTCCTTCAGCGGCTCCGGGTGCTCGTAGCCATCGGGCGCGAAACGCGCATCGATGATCTTGTAGCCCTTCTGACGCAGTTCGGCCTTTCGCTCAGGGCTGACCGGGTGTTTCTCGTAAATCACTTTCTCGCTCATGGCGATCTCCTGGGAAGGCGCCCCGGAGGGCGCGGTACCGATTACTTGGTGGCGTCACCGATGGTCAGCACGCCGGCCGAGGCCTTGATGCTGTTCGCCACCAGATCCCAGTTGGTACCGGTGGACAGCTCGGCGTTGGTCGGCGACTTGCCGCCGTTGGCGGTGTCCCAGGTGTAGCCCTTGAGGCCCAGGCCGAAGGTGTAGTCGGCCTGCATGGTGGTCTCGATACGCTCCTTGCCGTTGGAGGTCTCGATGTTGGTGATCAGGTCAGAGCCATCCATCACCACCGCGGCGCCGTCGGCCAGGCTGAGCACCTTCTGCTTGTTCGGGGTGCCGGCCTCGTACAGCGCAGGGGCATCGGTGATGATCACGGCTTTGCCGAGGATGTCGACCACCTGCACGCCGGAGAACTGGAACAAGCGCTCGGCGTTGGCGAGGTTCTGGCCGACCAGTTTGTGATACATGGCGCCGGTCATGACCTGGGCAACCAGGCGCTGCGAGGCGTCACCGAACAGGGCGTGAGCGTTGTTGATCGCGACGTAGGTCACGCCAGCAGTCGCCGAAACGTCGTTGGTGGCGGTCGGCTGGTTGCCAATGGCACCGGCCAGGGCCGAGATGGCAGTGTTCAGCTGGTCCGCCATGATGGCTTCGGACAGGTTGCGGCTGATCACTTCCAGCGCTTCTTCCGGGTTCTTCTGGATCCAGGAGAGCTGGGAAGGCTCCCACAGGATCGGGCCGAAGCCGCCGGCGATCTTCACCGAGTCGTACTGCTTCTGGGCCAGCGGGGTGGACGCCTGGGCGCCGTTGGCAGCGTAGCGGTCGACGCGACGCTGGGCGCCGTGCAGACCTGCCCAGAACGATTCCTGCAGGAAGTCGCCGTCGATGCCCTGGGTAGTCAGGCGGATGGCACCGGCCGAGGATGCGTTGAACTTCTCGACATCCTGAGCCAGGGTCTCGATGGTGGTGCGCTTGAGGTATTCGTTGAACACCTTCATGTTCGAAAGGGCCATTGGGCCTCCTTATTCGCTTGCGGTCAGGCCCTTGATGGCTTCCAGGCGTTCAGCCTTGGTGCCACCGAAGTTGCCCTTCGTGGTTTTGTGCTGGCCACCGCCGTTCGGCGCGCCGCCGCCATTGGCGCCGGAGCTCTTCAGGATGTGGTCGCGATGGGGGTACTGCGAGACGAGGGTTTCGAGCGCTTCGTTGAAGTCGGCCAGTTCGCCCGGGCGAGCGCGACTGAAGATCTTCTGGCCCTGGGCGTCGTACGCGACGACCTTGCCTTCCTCGATCTTGAAGTTGCTGCCAAAGGCGGCCTGGACCATGTCAGCGGGAACAGCCATCTTCTCGGCGATGAACTGGGAGCGCGCGAAGCTGCCGCCGATCTTCTCGGCATACAGCTGCTGCTCGAAGGTCTGCGCCTTGCCGTTGGCTTCATCCAGCTGGGTTTGGAAGGCCTTGCTGATTTCGCCCTTCACCTTCTCGATCTCGCCGGCATCCACCAGCTTCTTGGCGTCGAGGTTGGCGACGATCTCCAGGGCTTTCTTGGCGGCCGCAGCATCTTCGATGCCTTCGAACGCCTTCGCAGTTTTCTCGAAGCTGTCCGCGCGCTCGCGGTGCGACTTCGCCTCGGCATTCAGCCGGGTGATGGTGTTGCGAGTGCCGACCGCATCGAAGGCGACGTCCTTGCCGTCGTCATCGGTGTATACGGGCTTTCCATCTTCGATCACTGCGTACTGCTTGCCATCCACTTCAACGGTTTTGAGTTTCATCTCGTCTCTCTGGGCCATCCGGCCTGTAGGTGAGCCATCCGGCCCCAGTTGCGCCCCGTCCATCCGAACCGCAGGCAGAAAAAAGCCCCGCACGAGGCGAGGCCTTGAAGTTGCGCGCCACGAAATCGCAGGTGATGGATTCGTGGCGCGGTGTTACTTGAGCCGATCCTGCAGTTGCGCAAGCGTGAGGAGCTTTCCCTTGTCGTTGTAGAACGCGCTGAGCTTCAGCCCGCCCTCACGCATCAGTCGGCCACGTTCCGGCCCAAGGATCTCGTCCTGGCGCGCCGCCGACTGCTTGCTGAGCCATTCGGCGTAGGTGGTCGACTCTGGTACTTGGCCGTCCATGCTCGCCCGCGTTGCTCCGTCGCTGAAACCCAGGGCCTTGGCGCTCTTGAGCACCGGAACCTTGCTGGATCGGCAGCAGAAGTGGATTCGCCCAGGCCCGGCCAGCCACGGGATCGTGTGGCCGATGGGCTTGTAGGTGCCCAGGGTGTAGGGCAGCCGGTCGCGGATCCGGCAGTCGCTTGAGGTGTGGTTGTCTAGCGTACTGAGCCACTCGACATGGCTGATGATGTCGCTGTTGGCCTCGTACGCCGCGTCGCTGGCCGTTTCGGCAGTATGGGATACCGCAGACCGCACTACCGCCTCAACGTCGCGCCTGGCCTTCTGGAGGGCACCGTCGGCGTATTGCTGAACCCGGCTGCCCATGACTGTGCGAACGATATCGGCAGTGGTACGCCCCTCGACCACGCCCGAGCGCACAGCGTCGCGCACTGCGGCGGCGCGACTCGACTCGATGCCGGTCATCCACTCCCTCAGCAGGCGCCCCTGGAATGGTCGGGCCTGGGCAATCGCCTTCACCGCGCTAAATACCGGGGAGACGATCGGGTATGCCTCCTGCACCAGAGCCGGGAGAACGGCCCGCAACACGTTCTGCTGGAACGCCAGCTCGTAGCTGATCAGCCCGTCGGTCACCTGGTCCATGGCCAGGCGGATCTCAATGAAGGTCTGCTGGTTGATCCGCAGCACTGCCGACAGGGCGATATCTACAGCTGCGGCCGACAGATCGGTGCCGAGGTTGTCGATAGCCTCGATCAGCGCGGCGCGCAGGTCGGCGTCCTTGCTGTTGAGGATCTTGATGATCGTCACAACCTGGCTGTTGCTCAGCCTGGACAGGTCGACCTCATGCCCGATCAGCTCGTTCAGCAACTTCTCGTTGGCCGTCTTCATCACAGCGTACCGAGGGCCGGGCCCTGGGCCTCAATCTTCGCCAGTTCCTCTTCCCAGTCGTATTCGTCGCTGATCACCCCGCGGCGCTGCATCTCGGTGAACAGCGTCTCCTTGCTGATCATCCCGGCATTGGCCATGGATACCAGTGTCGGCAGCGACACCTCCGGCATGTAGTCGACATCGAAGTTGCCGCGCATCTCGACAGTGCCGCCATCGCCTAGGCCGCGATAATCGGCCATGAACTGGAGCAGTTGCGCCAGGCAGTCGGCGAAGTGGTTCGCCATGCGTGCCAGCGGGGACAGTTCCTGCGCCGCCTCCTCCTCCGCCTGGGTGGCGGTCTTGGTGGCCGTCTTGTCCGGCGTCAGCAGCTTGGCCCCGGCCATGCGCATCTCGTTGATCAGGTCCTGCAGCGCTGTGCGACCCGCATCGACGGCCTGGCCGGTGTGCTCGACGTACTTGAGGTCGCCGTCCTTGGGCAGATCGGTCAGCTGGCCGGTGCCCACCTTGAACTCTGGCGGGATCACCTTCCCCTGGTTGTCGTACTGGGCCTGGATGCCGATGCGAACCAGGATCGGGACGCGGATCACGTGAAGGATGTTGTCCTGGTCACTCTGGCTCTGCCAGTGCTTCACGTTCAGGTGTGCAAGCTCAATCAGTGGCGGCTTAGCGGTCATGAAGCCGGTGCGGCCGGTGTAGAAGGTGACCCAGGGGATCGCGGTCAGGCTGTTGGTGCCTTCCTCGTGTAGCTCCCAAGTACCGCCAGATGCGGCCTGCTTACCGCGCACGGCCTTGGCTGACCTGCGATAGGTTCGCCAGGCGCCCGGCTCCAGCACGCGAATCTGCTCGACGCATTTCGCGCCGAACTCTCCATCTTCCTCCTCGACCACCTCGATGTAGCGGATCATTGTCAGGACGCCGCCCTTGGAGCGCCAGCCCAGCACCTGCTCAGGCCTCACCATCACCACATAGGGGCGCACACCAGCGGCCTGCTCGTCTGCCTGGGTCTTCAGTTCGCCAGCAGGTGGGTGATCGACGAAGGCGTGGCACAGCCCATGGCTCAAGCCTTCGGTGAAGAACCCCACCGCCCAGGAGTTGATATCGTTGCCGGCGTGGTCGATGTCCTTGGTCATCTCGACAATGGACTCTGGCACATCGTCGCCCACCTGCAGCGGCTCGGCGAACACGCGGGAGGTCATGTTGCCCACGGTCTCGGAGTACGCCGGCAGCAGGGTCGAAAGGCGCAGGCGCTCTTTGTAGGCCTCGTCGTCTTCGGCTGGGTACTGCGGCAGCAGGGCCTTGCCCGCGGCGCGCATTGCCATTGTCCCGTTCATGAGCGGCGAGATCACGGCCCAGTAGGCGCGCATCGCGTCGACAGCGGGCAGCGTGATGCTCGGGTTATCGCTCATGGTCACATTCTCAGGGATTGGGTCGTGAAGACCGGTCGTTCAATTGGGTAGTCGTGGTGGATGAAGTAGCCACCCGCGTCGTTCGCGTGGTCCACGCCGGATTTCTTGTCAGGCTCGCCGTTGGCAGCCCACACCTGCTGCTCCAGGCCGTCCGCATAGGTCGGGCAGCGCAGCGAGTTGACCAGGTAGCGCCGCTCACCATTCGCGTTGCAGAACATCGCGTTCATGGCGTTGATGCGGTCCTTCACCGGAGGGTTGGCGTCGGGGGCGATAACGCTGAACCCGGCTTGGCGCAGGATGGCAATGTCCGTCTCGCTGGCGTTCACCGACTTGCGCGACCCGCCGGAGGCGTCGGGGTAGATCCGGATCTCGCAGGTCTTCTCGTAGTCCCTGCCGTTGTGCCGCCAGTAGCGTTCCTTGATGCGCCGGATCATGTCCGGGGTATCGAAGCCATCGATCAGCTCATCCACGGCCCTGGGCTTTCCGTCAGCGCGCTTCACGTGCGTGATGGCGGCCATCTTGCCGACGTTGAAGTCCATGCCGATGAACAGGGGCTCTCCAGGCTCTACGGTGTCGAAGCAGGAATTCAGCTTCCGGTCGTAGGCGTGGTAGATCGAACCGGAGTTCAGGTTGACGAACTGGCCGTTTAGGTAGGCCAGGATCAGCTGGGCCGGGTACGACTCCATCAGCGACGGGATGTAGTCAGGCGGCAGGTTCAGCTCGTTGTCGAACGTGCTGGCCTGCACCAGACCGTACATGCCCTGCAGGGCCGGCTTCTCGCGCAGCTGTTTCACGAACTGCTGGTAGACGAACTTGAACCCCTCGGGGGTGGTAGTCACATCCACGCCGTTCTTCAGCCCATGCACGTTGTAGCGCATCCGGGCAATGATCTTGCGCCAGGCGTGTTCAGCCTTCAGCGCGGGCAGAACATCGAGTTCGTCGACCAGAGCGTGCCCGATCTTGAAGCCCACGATGGTCTGCGGCTTCTCCATCGAGCGGCAGATGGTCGTGCTGCGGTACTGGCCGCCGCTGTAGAACTCGACCTCCTTGTCGCTCTCCTTCGTCTTGACCTTCAGGCCCCAGTCGAAGGCGACCTCCTCAATGGTCGGGAAGAAGATGTCGCGGATCTGCGGGTAGGTCGGAGCAAAGTAGCCCGAATCAATCCTGGGCCACTCCCACACGTGCTTGCACAGCGCCGCGCAGCCTACCCAGGTCTTGCCCGAGCCGAACCCGGCAACGAAGCCGCGGAACTTGTTCTCCATCCGGAGGAAGCTGGCCTGGGGCACGTTAAGTGACGGCATCAGGCTTCCTCGCATCCACCACATCGACCTGCACCCGGGTGGGCGGCACGTTGTCGTGGGGATTCTCGTTCTTGGTCTGGCGGTTCACGTAGACATCGCCGACCTCTTTGGCCGCCTGCTCCAGTAACTGGGCAGTCAGGGCCATGTTCTTCATGTTCTCGGCCTTCTCGGCCATCCGCCCAAGCACACGAAGCCGAAACGCTCGGTTGGCGATCGGTATCTCTGCCGTCTCCTCGCGGAAACGCTTGCGGGTGTCTTCGAACAGGGTCACCCAGCGCTTTGCAAGGTCACGCCCAGCACGCTTGGTCGGGTCGTGCGCCTCACACTTCTGCCGGGTAACCTCAAGGCCGAATTCTTCTCGGACGGCTGCCGCGACTTGCGAGGGGGTATCGAAACAGGCCAGGGCCTGAACGATGAAGGCTTTCACCTCGTTGCTCAGGGCCGCCATAGGTTTTCATCCGTCGTGGGTCTGTCAGGGGTCAGGCAGACTTGAGCAGACAGGTTCCGCAGGCCCTCGAAATGTTGATCTTGGCCACCTCAGGCGGCCGGCTTGCAGCGTCTATCAGCTGCTGTACTTCTTCGCTGGCACCGTAGCGCCTCACCACGCCGACGAACTCTTCCACGTCATGGCCGCGCATGTAGAGCTTGGGCAGCCCGTCCTGGGTGAACTTGGGAGCGCCATGCTCATCAGTCGCCTGGGCGATGTGGTACAGCTCGTGTTCGATCAAAGCGCAGAACTCAGCGTCGGTGCACTGGGCGCAGTAGTCGGCAGCCAGCGTGATGAGATAGGCCGGCTCCTCGCCGAACCATTCCCGCATTTGCTGCTCTTGCCGAGCCTTCTGCCATCCACCGGCCCGGAACATCAGCTGCTCGGCCTGGCCGAGAACCACGCGCCCCTGCTTGGCGAACCCAGTCGATGCCCACAGCACGCCGATGTTGGCGTCTATCAGATGGGCATGCTCTGGGTTATGGATGCTGCCTGTGTCGGCAAGGATCTCGCTCTGCACCCAATCCCACACACCGGTAGCCGGGCGTAGAGTGAGCCACATAGATTCGAGCAGGTCTGCCGGTGGAAGTGGTCTAGCCAAAGTGCTTAGCCTCCAGCCGCTTGTGGCACCGACTATCAACATGAGGCAATCTTGCAGAGCACCATTGATCAGATAAGGATTTCACTGATGCCATTTCCACCGAAGGAACGTGCTGCACTATTGGAACTCAAGGGCGTAGGCCCGACGGTCATCGTCAGACTTGAGCAGATGGGTATCGACTCATTAGCCGAACTGGGCAGAGCCGATGTTACCGACATCTTGGCGCGAGCATCTGCAGCATTGGGATCGACGTGCTGGAGAAATAGCCCTCAAGCAAGAGCAGCTATTACTGCCGCCGTCGATTTTGCGAAAGGTGCACTTAGCCAATAGCAGATCCTCACGTGAACACCATCTTGTGCGTCTCTGCGTGAGCATGTCCATGCAGGATGGCAACGAGCAGCCCTTGGGAAGCCCGGCTGCCTTTGCGACGTCAATGGCAGCCGCCAGCGCAGCATCTAGGCCGGATACAGCAGCCTTGATTTCGTTACTGACCGGTAGCTCGTGGCGGATCCGAGTGACACGACCCGTCATCGAATCGTCTCGATGAGTCATGTTGATGGTTTCCCTCTGTGGGACTAATACTTAGTTATCTGCCTGGGGAGGCACAGAATATGCAACCAAGATTCGTTATCGTTCCGGCTGTGCCAATAGAAGGCGAGTCCTTCCAAATCGGTAACCGGTTCTACTCCGCCACAACTTCGGGCGGATTTGATATCTATGACAACCAGGAAAAGGCCAGGCTGAAATTTGGCTTCACAAACAGATCTGACGCCGCAGCTGCGTGCGACAAGATGAACGCCGACTCACGCAATCCGGACGAGCTATTCCCCCTGCTGCGCTCAGAGTGAAACGCTACGAAACGGCGCATCCCGAATTTGTGGCGCCCTACCCCGGCTGAAACACATGGCCACGTCGAGCGACCGCGTACAGGACGATCCCGAGCTTGAGGATCACGCCGTACACTGTGGGCACATGACCGTTCATGGCCAGGACGAACGAGCCGAAGGCGCCGATGGCCACCAGGTAGAACGCGACAGCCAGTAGCGGGTGATCCATTGGGCGGATGCGGCGCAGGTAGTCGCACGCAGCGATCACCACCAGCACGCTCAGGAAGGCATTGGCGCCGATCAGGACTGAAATCAGGGTCGAGCTCATCAGGTAGCTCCTTTGGCTCCGAACGATCCCACGAGCGACTTCAGCGCCGGGATGATGTTCATTGCCAGAAGGCCTATCAGAAAGGCCACGCCGTATTGGGTTTCTCCGCTTGTGCCAAGGCTGAAGTAGCTGATGGCGAGCGGGGTGCAGAACACTGCAGAAGCGAAGCCGGTGAAGAAGGCAGCGACCGCCTGGCCGCGGGTGAGACCCCGCAGGAAGGTCAGCGAGAGGATCGCTCCTGCGAAGCCGCCAATGATCACGCCGTACTTCACCAGCAGGACGCCGGCAGTCGTGCTTGCTGGTTCGGCCATGAGTGGTTCCTAGAAGAAAAGGCCCGGAGGGGAGGCCCTATTGAGGGACCGGGCAAAGGTGCGGAGCAGCACTTAACGAATCGAATTTGGAGCGGGCAGAGGGAATCGAACCCTTCTCTGCTCAGCTTGGAAGGCTGGCGGCAAACCTTCTGCTTGCCCGCTTTGTGTGGGTCTCTCCCCACCTGTCCGCCGAAGACCATGGCAGCGCTGGCACCCCAATGCACCAGTCTCGCCGATCCAGTCACGCGCCACCCTGAAAGCATGTGAGGTCAGGGTGCGCGGGCTGCCGGTGTTTTCCCGTACACCACACTACCGGCTAGCAGTGTCCAGGCTGTCCCGTTAGAGGCTGCCCTGGCTGCAGTTGCGTCAAGAAACTGGGGAGATGTCCACGTAGTAGGCCCTTCCGACCTCAAGCTTCTCGGCTACCTCAGTGACGATCCCTGCGCGGAAGTGGCCGTAAGGCGTGTACTTCCCGTAGATCGAGTCTTCGGTGGCGGGGTCGCTGGAGTAGACGGCGCCGAACTGGACAGTGCAGAGCTGGCCCTGGCTGTGTTCGTTCGGGGTTACTTCGTGGCAGATCATTTTGCAGCGCATTCGATTGGACATGATGGTCCTCCTGGTAAAGCAGGTTGGCCTACCAGTCTTTCGCCTGCTGGAAACGAAAATCCCGGCGCTTGGCCGGGACTCTTGAGGCCCTCTTCGGGCAATAAAAAACCCGGCGCTTAGCCGGGTATCTTCGACTGAACCGTCTCAGTCAGGCTTTTCTTCATGGTCTTCAAGGTCGAACCACGCGTCCGAAGCCTTAACCACAATGATGTGTTCTTTGATGTTCATTTGGTCCGACAGCTCCTTATGCCTTGCAACAGCTTTCTTGGCCCGGTCGAATACAGCTTCAGGACGGGTTTTTTCTGGCAGCCCAGATATGAAATACGTTGCATCTGGAAGCTGTTTCGTTTCCCCACTCATGCTTTTGATGGTCTGCGAAAAGCCTTGCTCGGCCATACGATCATGAAAGTCATCGTATTTGCTTCCGTTTGAGAGCTGTACGCGAACTAAGAATGCTGCTTCTTCGTCCGGCAAGAAAGTGGTGTGAGGTTCTCGCCAAAGTCTGAGGAGGTTGCTGCGGATGCTGGATGACATTTGTGACTATCCATAGCTAGGTGGTAGCACCCTATATATGGCCAGCAAGAAACATTTCAAGTACAAAAAGCCCGACTAGGTAGCCGGGCTAATGCCATCACTCCTCAACACGCGTAGGAATGACAGGATGAACAAATAATGTTGCACCGTTGCGCAAGTGTCAAGCGGCGTCTGCCATCAAAACGCCCTCCTCCTGAAGTATCTTGCTAGACGCGGCTAAGGCCTCGGCCACCATCTCGTCCAGTACCTTCTCGATGGCCTTCTTCCAGCGCCAGTACGTGGTCCTATTCAGGCCCTGACCATCCCAGGTGTTGATGTCGTAGAACTCGGCCGGCAGAACGATCATGTCAGTGGAGCGCTTCACGTACTGCTCGCGGCGCGCCTGGCCGGCGTCCTCGGGCATCTCGCCGCCATCCAGGTGCTTGCGCACGCCAGCGGTGAGGGAATCGAACTCTGCTCGCTCTCGGGCCGACCGGCTGGCCACCTCATGCCCCGAGTGCGCCTGCACGCCCTTCACCGGTGGAATTGCCCAGGCGGTGACAGCCTTGTACCGGAACAGGTTCGGCGCCTGAGTCGCGATCAGCGGCACCAGCTTGCCGATCGCATCCACCTTCTTGGCCTTGTGGGTCGAGAACCTGGCCGTAAGCGCATTCCAGTGCCGTGGGATCAGCTTGCTGTGCAGGCGGGCGTGCACCCAGCAGTCCACCAGCATCGCCGCATCCTTTCCGGTGATCTCCCCCTTCAACTTCGAGGACTGGACCTTCGGCTCGAAGTCGCCGCCGCCCACCCCGCTCATGGTTTCTGCCGCGAGGGCACGCACTACTGCCGCCAAAACGCTCTGATACTTCATTGCTTGCCCCCTGCCTGCTTGGCCTTACTCAAGATGAATTCTTCGTAGCTGCGCTTGCGGCGCACGGCGCCTGCCCAGGACAGCGCCACACCGCCCACCACCATGAGGGCGGCCAAAATCAGGAATCCCCATGCTGATGTCATGCTGCTGCCCTCCTCAGGTCTTTGAGCTTCTGCCTGTACAGTGCCTTGATGGCCTGCAGGTCTTCGATGGTCAGGCGCTGGGGCTTATGAGGCCCTTCGAGGAATTCCACGGCCTCGGCGCCGATGCGCTTCACCAGCCGGATGCGGTACTCAACCGCGTTACCCGACAGGTTCCGGTTGCACTTCACGCACTGGCGGTGGACGTTCAGCGGCTCGAAGCGCAGCTCCGGGCAGGCGCCCACAGACCGGTAGTGGCCCGCGTCCCAGCGGCTGCCGGTGATGAGGTCGTGGTCGCTCGGGTTCGCGTCGCAGCTGATGCACGGCAGGCCGGCGTCGCGCTCACGTATGTACGCGTTGAACGCAGTTTGCGCCTCGGCCATGTGCTCGCGGCGGGTCTTCAGCTTCTCCCGGCGCTCCTGCAGGTCCTGGCGGGCCTGCTTGGTGATGGCCTTGGCCGCGACCTTCTGCACCTTCGAATCCTTCGACATGGCCAGGGCGCAGGCGATGCTGCACACCTTCTGAGTGGTCATGGTCGGCTTGAAGGGCTTGCCGCAACCTGGTGCCTTGCACTTCTTCGGCTTGATCTCCTTGGCTAGCATCAATACTGCCCTCCCCACCGGTCAGGCTCAGTCCAGCGAACGCCATGCTCGGCGCCGAAGGCATGCATCACCTCGAACAGGTCGCTGAACCACTTCTGCGACTGCTTGCGGGTAGAGACGCCCAGGACGACGAAACCGCCGTCGATGCCCGGCACCGCGTCCTGCTTCTGCACCGCCGCGCTGAAAATGTGCTTCCAGTCCTCGTCGGTGAGCTTGCGACCGTACCACTCCACCTGCTGGGATACGTCGCGGAGCATTGCCCACATCTTCCGGTTGCAGGCGTCCGGACGCTTTTCGTCCTTGATGACGATGACCTTGGGCTTGGTCAGATCTATGGCATGCAGGGCGCCATAGACGCGGTTGAGGTCCTGAGAACTTCGAATGGCGAACTCAGCCATGCCTAACCTCTTGATCGAAGAAATTCAGATTAATAGAATTTGGTGCACCGGCCTCAAGCTCCCGGAAACCTTGCGGAAGTGTGTATGTTCGAGTGAGAGGCCAACCACTTTCCTTTGCCGACACCTTTGTGATCAAACCCCCTCCCCGGCCGGCTGACCGGCGCGCTTGATGTTCAACTTGGCTAGCAGGTGTGCACGGCATGCGGCGGCGCTGGTTGGAATTTGCTGGATCTCCAGCAGACGGACCTGCTTCTGGCTGGCGTACTCGTCGGCCAGTTCGACCAGGCTCTTCTGGCTGTCGTGGCCGATGCCGGTGGCGATGTCGCCCAGTGGTTCGCCGGCCACCAGCATGCGGATCGTGATGTCGTAGGCCCGGGCGAACACCTTCTCAGCCCGCTCCACCTCCATCGAACCCAGGTTCTGCGCCTCGCATTGCAGGGCCGCGTGGCGCACCGCTGCGTGCGACCAGGTGCGGGAACCGGCACGACTGGGGTGGAAGTTCTCCAGCGCCTCTGCCAGGGCCCGCGCAAGCGGCGGAATGCCCATCTCTTCCGGGGTCGGCTGGCACAGCTTGATGAACTTGCCGCTGCTCGGGGCGAAGTCGGTACCCAGCACCCGGCACTTCTGGATGCCGAAGCGGATCTGCTCGAGCGTGTTGATGCCAGCCGCGACGAAGGACTTGATCCAGCTGCGCTTGGCAGCCTTCAGGGCCTCGTCATCTGGCCATGCCTGTTTCCACGCAGGGAAGATGGCCTGCAGCTCCTTGAACAGGGCATTGACCACTTCGGTGGTGCCTGGGTCCAACTGCTTGGCCGGAGCCTGCGCCTCGGCTGGCAGGTTCCGGGCCGTGGCCATGATCTGCGTCACGCTGCGCAGTTTCGGTTGTGCGCTCATAAGCCCCCCAGGTCATCAGCCCAGCTGGTGTCGCTGAAGTCGGGGCCATTGGCCTGGCGCTTCAGCGGGAAGGGTCGAACGTTGCTCGCGCTGGCCATGTCACGCTTCACCCACTTGACCAGCAGGCTCACCCAAGCGGCCTGCGTCTCGAAGCGGCCAGAAGCCGAGTAGTGGCAAACGAACGCGGCGGTCGCTTCATCGGTGAACAGATCGACAGGAATGCCCATGCGCTTGGCATAGGCCTTCAGCAGCTTGTCGTCTGGCTTCCACTCAAGGTCCATCTCGGTCGGCAGCTTTGGGTCAACGCCGGATTCCTCGCCCGCGCGTTGTGTGTTGTGTTCTTCCTTTCCATTCCCTTCCCTTCCGGGGTCAACAGGTCGACGACCAGTCGGCGACTCTTCGGCGAATTGTCGGCGAACGCTCTCCGACTCATCGTCGATTTCTGTCGGCGGAGGTGGGTACTTGAAGTTCTTTTTCTCGATCTTCTGGTGCTTCCAGCCGCAGATGTGCAGGTAGTTTTTTCCTGCTGCCCAGTAGCTGCGAGTCAGCTCGGCGCCTTCCAGCTCGCCCAGGAGCGCGGACACCTCCTCCGTGGTGATGTCATCACCGGGAAAGACCAGAGCCTTGATCGTGCGGGCGGCCAACGGGTGGTTGCCACCGTCATCGCAGAAGTTCCATAGGCCGATGAACAGAAGCCGGGCCAGCGGGCGGCAGGACATGACCTGCTCGCTCGACCAGAATTCGGGCTTGATAGTGCGAATGCGAGCCATCATTGGGCCTCCAGGTTGTACTGTGCCCACAGGCCGGCCACCCAGGTGACGCCCTTTGGGGTGAATTTGGCTTGATTGAAGGCGTGGCCGCTGTCACTGGTACCGGTCTTCACAGAGAACCGGCCGGCGTCGATGTGCTGCTGGTAGGCCTGCCACTCGCCGCCCATTCGGTACATGATCTTCTTGTCGAGCAGGAACTCGCGGAAGCGGGCCTCATTGGCCCTAAGCAACTTGGCGGTTTGGCGGAAGCCCTTAAGACCGGTTGATTCGACGTACCTGTCGACGAACTCGACTTTCGGCGCAGCGATGGCCAGGGCCTGCTGGGCGATCTGCTTCTGCTCCATCTCGTCGGCCCAGGCGCGGGCGGCGGCAACAGGGTTGGAGAAATCAGGCAGTGTTGCCAAGACGCGAGGGGTCGCCGCCTGCTCCAGTTCATGCAGCCGATGGATCACCTTGCGACGTAATGGGATGCTATAGCCGGTAAGCAGTGTCTCGGTCAGCTCACGGTCAAGGTGAAATTCAGACGTGTATCCCCGACCGTCCTTGTCTTCAAGGACATGGCTCAGATCTGAGCCATCCTCTTTCAGCGCATCCATCATCTCGCGGATATCGCGAATGACGTTTTTGTGGAGCTTCCCAGTCAGCTCGGCAATCTCCGAGCTGCTCATCGTGACCTCGCGCGCCACGAAACCGTGGTTAGGATTTTGTGGCGCGAGTGCGACGGTATTGCTTTGGATGGTCTGGTGCATATATGATGACCTCACACAAGCGTTACGAATGCAGTACAAAGAACCGGGCGGCCACCCGGTTTTTTTGCGCCTGCGTTTTGGGGGGTATTTCTTTCAACGGCAGTTCCTCATGAGTCCCTCAGGGGCTTATTAGCCCTTGCGAAACGACCGAACATTGCTTCGGCCAGGCTCTGTTCTCGTCATTCGGTTGAGAGCCTCATTGATGATTTGTGCCGCCAGTTGCTCAGGGGTTAAGCCCTTCTGTCTGGCGAGAAACGCCAGATCTGAATTGCCCTTCCCGTCGAGCTGGATCTCCAGCTCTTTGCTTTCTGGCACAGGGCCTCCTCGGCCACTTCAGGCCACGTCAGTCTTCGCGTTAAGCTCTTGCATCATTTGGTCGAGACCGCGCTCCAGAATTTCCCTGGCGAGCACAGCCTTCTGCGTGCGCTTGAAGCGAGCCATCGCCGACAGCAGATCGTCGGCAGCCTCATCCAAGCGAACCTTGGTGGGCTTGTTGTGCAGGTGGTCGGGGTCGAAGTACGACACGGTGGGTTCCTTTGTGGTTGAAATTGGTTAGGCGGCGGATTTCTGAGATGGGAATGGACGCTGCTCCTGGGCAGTAACCTTCCCGTCTTCATCAACGGTCACGTAAACGTCGCGGCCTACGCGAATGGCCTTACTCAGGCCTCCTTGCGTGCAGCCGAGCATCTGAGCGGCGCGTGTATGGCCGTGCTCTTTTGCGAATTCGGAGAGTGGGATTCGGCACATTGCGGCGTCCTCAACAGTGGTTCTACGGCATCAGTATGACCGGCGGTATTGTTACTCGTCAATACCGCCGCTATTGGTGTCGTCAATACCGGTGGTCATATCATTCGCGAATGACGAAAAACTCTCGAAAGGTTCCGCTTGCAGATTGGCAGGTGGAGGACAGCAAGCGCCTTAAAGCGCTGTACAACCAGAAGCGTGCCGAACTTGGACTTACGCAGGATCGCATTGCGGCTGAGTTGGGAGATGGCGTTACACAGGGTGCCGTCAGCCACTTCATGAATGGGCGTACTGCGCTAAGCCTTCGTGCGGCCTCGGTATTTGCAAAGGCTCTGCAGGTTCCAGTATCTGCGTTCAGTCCAAGATTGGCAGAGGAGCTGGACGCACTGCTTTACCACCCTAATGTCGGAAACCCGACCAAGGAGTGGAGCGAACCTATTGATGATGTAGGTCGAGTGCGTGCCGTCTCTCCTCTTCCGGAAGGGTCAGACGAAGAAGAGTTGAACGGCAGATACGCCTACGTGCCCCAGTACGATGCCAAAGCGGCTGCTGGCCTGGGCAGCGAGAACCCGCATGTAGAGATCCGCTCAACTCTCGCATTCAAACGTGAATGGCTGAAGGTGAAGGGCGCCAAGCCTGACCAACTGATCGTGATCTATGCCGAAGGCGAAAGCATGTGGCCGACGATCAATGATCGCGACGTGCTTTTGGTAGATCGCTCGAAGGTTGATCCAGTGGACCGTCAGGTTTTCGTGCTTGCCGGGGCTGACGGAACCATCGTAAAGCGATTGATCCAGGGCCCGCTCGGGCAGTGGGTTCTGCGTAGCGACAACGAGGACAAGGAATCCCATCCAGATCGGTACTACCTGCGTAGCAATGGGAACGAGCACCGGATCATCGGCCAAGTAATTTGGCGAGGGGGAGACCTCTAGCTCATGGAATACAAAGCTGGCGACCAGTCATGGCATGGCGACTTCGTCACAAACTTCATGTTTGTCGCGACCATGCAGCTTCGGACGCCGTATTGCGTCCTTGAGCGCCATGGCGAGACCTATTGGGATCGATCTGCGCCGCCTCCAATCTTCGTCAGTGAGGAATGGCAGGGAATATGGGTCCCTCAAACAGAGCTTTCTGACCGCATGATGCCCTCCTCGACAATGGCGTCTGAGATAGGCCCTGTGCCGACACACGGAAGCGACTTTCACCGGTTTCTGCTCTCGGTCCGACAGCTAGCCGAAAGCATTGATGATCCCGATGAGCGTTGCGAGGCCATCCAACAAGAGTGCCGAAGGGAGCCCTGGGCCGAGATCGTCGAGAAGCTTGGCGGTGCAGAGAAGATCTCCGACCGGTTTTCAGGCGATGTGAAGAAGGTATAGCCATGCCCCTAACCAAGCCCAACCAACAGTTGCGCCGAGACCTGAAGGACGCTGCCTTCGCCTTGGAAAGCGCCGCACTGGAGATCTTCCACAAGGCCCAGGGCAGTGAGGAAGCCCGGTTCCTAGAGGCGATGAAGCGTGTCGGAGAGCTGCATGAGCTGGCCGATCGGTTGGTGGGGTATGGGGATGAGGTGAAGGTGGGGCGAGTAACCAGAGCTAACACCGAATAGTACAGGGTGGTGGTGAACAATGCCCTTCGGTTCAAAATATGATTCTTGTGACTTCTCGTCGCATTCCAGCATCCAATCTTTACCAAGCAGGTAAAGACCGGCTACGATGAGGTAAGCTTGGAGATCAATTTCAAGGACAAGAAAATCCGCGAGCTTTGCGAGAAGCAGGCAACTGCTCAGAAGAAGCTTGGGGCTGATTGCGCGAAGAAGCTTCGCATACGGCTTAGCGCGATGGAGGCCGCTGCCAGGGTAACCGACCTGGTGGCCGGAAACCCCCATCCGCTTAAGGGTGATCGAGATGGTCAGTTTGCCCTCGACCTCGCTGGCGGCTGGAGGTTGGTGTTCGCTCCTGATAATGATCCTTGTCCGCACGGTGCTGATGGAGGCATTGACTGGTCTCAAGTAACCATCGTCTGCATTGAATACATTGGGGATTATCATGACTGAGCAAAGCGCTCCATTCGCTCCGGATTGGGTTTCCCCTCCAGGCGAATCTATTTCAGACATTATCGAAGAACGCTGCTGGTCACAGTCAGAGTTAGCCCAGCGTCTTGGGTATACCGAGAAACACGTCAGTCAGCTTTTGAATGGAAAGGCTCCGCTGACGATGGATGCGGCCGTACGCCTAGAGCGCGTTCTGGGTAGCACGGCTGAATTCTGGCTTGCTCTGGAGACAAATTACCAAAGGCATAAGCAGCGCTTAGAGTCTGCCCAGCGCCACGCTAGTTGGGTCGATTGGCTTGATGAGCTGCCTATCAAGGACCTGATGGACTGCAGGGCTATTGAGAAGAGACGTATAGACTCGAAAAGCAAGCCAGGTCTTGTAGAAGCATGCCTTCGTTTCTTTGGCGTTGCTTCGCCTGATGAGTGGAAATCACACTACGGCGGCATGGAAGTTTCTTTTAGACGTAGTCGAGAGGATCAGTGCGATGTTGGAGCTATCTCCGCATGGCTGAGGCTCGGCGAACAGTGTGCAGAACAGTTTGACGGTCCTAAATACGATCGTGAGAAATTTCTAAAGGCCCTTGTGCAGATCAGAACCTTGAGCACTGAGGAACCAAAAGTATTCCAACCTATAATGAATCGACTGCTTAGCGACGCAGGGGTTGTTTTTGTTCTGGTGCCAGCCATCCCGAGATCGCATGTGAGCGGAGTAGCTCGCTGGCTGAGCGCTAGTCGCCCACTCATACAAATGTCCTTGTACGGCAAGTGGAACGATAGGTTCTGGTTTACATTTTTCCACGAGGCTGCACACATTCTTCTGCATGCTAATGAGAAAAAATCTGTGTATCTGGATGACCCCGGCAAAGGTGGGTCTGATGACCCGAAAGAGGCGGAGGCCAACCAGTGGGCCGGGGATTTCTTAATCCCAGCCCAGCATGCACACCATCTTTCTGGACTCAAGACACGAGATTCAGTACGAGCGTTTGCTGGTATGCTTGGAGTTCATCCTGGCATCGTGCTTGGAAGGCTTCAGCATGACGGCCTAATTGATATAAAGTGGATGAACGATTTGAAAGTCAGATTTCAATTCAGTACAGAATCTTGAGCACCCAGCCCTACCCAACTCGGAATCTTTTATTCTGGAAAGCCCGCCTCAGCGGGCTTTTTCATGTGTTCACGCTTTTTTCACGCCCTACCCTGCAGAGTGAAGACTCATCCGCTTCCCTACGTTAGCCCGCATAGCAGTGCGGGCTTTTCTTTGGGCAGCTCACAGCGACTCTGGATTGATTCCGATTGCCCTGAGGGACTCGGCCAGCGTTGGATCAATCACCGTCTCTCCAGTAGTCGATGCCGCCTGGTTGATCCCCACGGTGCGATACTTTAGGGTCTGCCCCGCCAGCATCTGCTTCAGAATTTTCTTGGCCTTCTCGCCCCCAGTCACCGTGTATGGGCTCATCAGCTGGGTCACGTTGAGCATGGCTTGATCCTGGGTCTGCTTAACAAGGGCGGCCTGCTCTGGCGGTAAATTCAGGGAGTATTGAGGCGCAGCAGGCATCATGTTCACCGGCGTCTCCTGAGGCGTAATGGTCCACGCTTCGTTTTGATCAATCCTCAACTGCACGGTGCCTACCGGGATCTTGAAGCGACCTCCAGACATCAAGCCGACGTAAATCTCGTCACCCTCTTTCCGCACCACCGGATAGAAGTGGAGTGACCTGCTCACGATAGACCCCGATGCAGGGAACTCGCTCGTGGTCACCATCATCGTGGTCTTATCCGTGAACTCGTCCGTAGTTCCGGTCGCTTGCCACGTAGGCCCTGCCGCGCAGCCACCCAGAGCCAATGCCGCTACCGCTGCCGCGATGATCCTTTTCATTCGAATCTCCAGAGATTTTGTCGGCGCATTCTAGCAGAGAGCCACTATCGGCTATCCAATCCAGCGACGACCGAATTTCATTACCTGAAGAAAAATATGACCGGAGGTATTGACCGTGTAAAATACCGGCGGTATTGTTCATTGCATCGAGGCGCTACACAGCCCCTCGGGAGGCCCTCAAGCCTCACCGCTCTTTAACAACCAGCGCCATGCCCGACTACCCGGCCCAGCCGGTTAGGTCACTCCCGGCTCCATCGGTGGGAGGTCAGTAAACCGATGAACAAAACCGCACTTGCCTCTACCGGCGACCGGCGATCCGACAGGCCCGAAAGCCTGCCCACGCGCAGCCCACTGCGACGGCGGACGAGGTGTTGACCGAACTGAGTGAATGACCTGGTAAGCGGGTGCGGAGAAACACGGAATTTTCACTGATGCACCTGGTGACGGGTGCATTGGGAAAACAACCGGAGGGATTCACGATGTTCAACATGGCAACCATGGCGGCTGATGAATGCCGCGCCGACGCTGAAGAGCGCACGTACTACCGCTGGATCGACAAGGCATCCCAACTGCTCGGCCACCAAGTCGCCCTGGGCTCGCGGGAAGAAAGCGACCTGCATGACTTCTACGCCGATGGCTGCACGCCGGCTGAGGCTGTTGCTGAGTTGCTGGCGTAGGATGAGCTGGCTCGCGCTGCATGACCGGCGATTCACTGAAGCACCTGGGCGACCAGGTGCTTTGGGAATGACAGCTGTAGGAAAGTTTGTGAGCAGTCCTGTTCTCATTCAAAAGGACTGCCCTTCCTCTCCAGCTCTAGGACTGCCGGAGAGCGGTAGCACTGCGCTGGAACGCCCGAACTTTAGGGCTAAAAACTAAATACGCTGCGAACACTAATAGGGGGGCGACGAAAACAGTTAACGCAATTGCATTCGTGGCGTTTTCTTTGGCGCTCGCAGCACCAGCTACCAGCAACACAGCCCCACTTGCTGCAGACAAGAAAGCAAGAATATTCCCGGCGACCCTGCTTCCTCTAAAAACGAAGAAGAACAAGACGACTGCAATCAGAAATCGGCCTGCAGTGACTGGCATGAAGTCCGTGATCATTTGCCAAATGAGGTAAAGGAGGTAAACACCTGCAGCAGCAACAATCAGAAGAGGTGGTCTGTTTTTCATTTAAGGCTCCCTGCGTTGAAAAACTGAGCATGTTACCCCAGTCAGGCAACGGGCGGCAGAGTCACCTGCATACTGAATACAGGCTTTATCGGAGTGTGATCTGAATGCGCAGGCTGATGCGCAGCGATGCAGGCTCACAAGCGCGGCGCCGGCGGGCGAAAGCTGACCGGCTCGGTAGAACCTGACACTTCTCACGCAAGCCGGAGATCAGTACCGGCAGATCGCACCCCGATGCAGAGAAGCGCCCAGCTCAGGGCGCGGTTACCGAAGCACCTGTGGACGTCCCTTCCCTCGCTCTGAGGGTAAACGAATTGCGCCGCTGGATGGGTCCACGCCAAGCCAGCTGCCGGGGTAGCGCCCGCCCTCTGCATCCCCTTCCCTTTACATCGACCGCATTGGCAGGCGCCAGGCCACCTTTCACGGTGGGTTTGGTCACCCTCGCCTGGCTCCTGGCCAATGCGGCCGCACAACCACCCCTGGAGGCGACCATGGCTCGTGAGTATGAGCTGTACGCAGACAGCGCCCAAGCCCGGGAGGTCGACCGCCAGTACCAGCTATTCGGCGACACGGCCTGGGCTGACCACCTGACCTCGAAGCAGGCCAGGGCAAACAACGAAGCTTGGAACACGATGATCCGCGAACGTGATGAGCGCCAGCGGGCAGAAAGCCGCCGAGTGATCGGCTCGGCTCTCGACAAGATGGAAACCATGTGCGGCTCAGGTGCCGCCCGGAGGACTGCATGAACAGAGGAACACGCGACGAGGTGGTCGCCATCATCAACTCGCGTTTCGTGGCCATCGAAGCCTCGTTCAGCGAAGGGTTGCGCGGCGAACTGTCGATGGCCATCGACCTTGCCGGACTAACCGGCGCGATCGACATTCCCAAGCAGCGCGGCTATGCCGAGCGCCTGAACCAAATTGTCACTCGAAAGCATCAGCAGTGGATGGAAGAAAACGGGAGGGTGGCATGACTACGCCTATTGTGATGTCGCTTATTGACGAGCATGTAGCTGAGGCTGAGCACACAGTCCCTGACGACCGAATCCTCATGGTGTTCAAAGGCCTGACCCTGGAAGACGCCATGAACCAGGCGCGCATGGCACACATCGAGAACCCCGCTGCATGGTCTGGCCGCGCCTATTTGTGCGGCATTTGCACCCTCGCCTACGAGGTCCGCACGTGAGCCGCCAGCAGGCCAGACGCATGGCGTTCTGGCGCGGCAGTTTCATCACCTTATCCCTCTGCACCGCTTGGATGCTCGCCAGCGCGTACGCGGAACGCATCACTTCCTGAGGCAACCATGAACACGACACCTCGCCTGGCCGCCCAGCTCGACTGGAGCACAGTCGGATCATTCTCGCCTGAGCGGTACCAAGGCGAAGAGCGCAAAGAGTACGAAGAAGAGGCCGCTCGCATTGAGCGGCAGTGGGACAACCAACCGAACTGAGGGCATCCCAATGTTCAAGAAAGCCGAACGTAAGCAGGCAAGGCTACGGCTAGCACTTACCGGCCCATCTGGATCAGGCAAGACCTATTCCGCGCTGCAACTGGCCATCGGCCTGGGCGGCACGATCGCGGTAATCGATACCGAGCACGAAAGCGCCTCGCTGTACGCCGACCTGACCGACTTCGATGTCATGGGGCTGAGCGCGCCGTACTCGCCGGAGCGGTACATCGAGGCCATCAAGGCTGCAGAGGCAGGCGGCTACTCGACGCTGATCATCGACAGCTACTCCCACGAGTGGGTCGGTTCCGGTGGCTGCCTTGAGATCAACGACACGATCGCCAAGCAGCGCTACAAGGGCAACACCTGGTCGGCCTGGAACGAGACGACGCCGCGCCACCGCAAGCTCGTCGACACAATCCTAACCAGCCCGCTGCACATCATCTGCACGATGCGCAGCAAGACCGAGACGGTCCAGGGCGAAGGCAAGAAGATCCTCAAGCTTGGCATGAAGTCCGAGCAGCGTGACGGTTCTGACTACGAGTTCACCGTGGTGCTCGACCTCCTCCACGACGGCAACGTTGCCGTGGCCACCAAGGACCGGACCCGGCTCTTCGATCAGCCTGAAGTGATCAGCCCGGATACCGGCCGGCGCCTCCTGGCCTGGCTAAACGATGGCAAGTCTCAGGCTGACCTGCAGGCCGCAGCACTCCACGATGCCCTGTCGAAGATTCCACTCACGGAGACGATGCAGGAGCTGCAGAGCGTGTTCTCGGCAGCTTATCGCGTCCTCGAGCAGTCCCCTCACCTCCTTGCGCAGCTGAACGCCGCGAAGGATCAGCGCAAGTACCAACTCACCCCTCAGGAGCAATCGGCATGAATGCCTTCATCTTCGACAGCGAAACCACTGGCTTCAACGAGCCACAATTGGTCGAGGCCGCTTGGCTGCAACTGGCGGCCATCCCAGGCCTGCCAGTGGCTGGCGAATTCCTACAGCGCTACAAACCGGGCAAGCCGATCGAGCTCGGCGCACTGGCCACCAGCCACATCCTTGATGAGGAGCTGGCGGATTGCCCGGACCATACCGAGTTCGCGCTGCCTGCCGAGGTTGAGTATCTGATCGGTCACAACGTCGACTACGACTGGGGTGTCATTGGCCGCCCGGATCTCAAGCGTATCTGCACCGCGGCGCTGAGCCGTCGCCTATGGCCAAACGCCGATAGCCACTCACAATCGGCGATGATCTACCTGCACTACCGCGAGCAAGCCCAGGACCTGCTCCGCAATGCTCACGCAGCCCTGGATGATGTGAAGAACTGCCGACTGCTGCTGGTCAAGATTCTCGATGCCCTAGCTGCCGAGCTGGGCCGCCCGGTGGCCGACTGGGAAGAACTCTGGAGCATCTCTGAAGACGCCCGCATCCCGACCGTAATCGGGTTCGGCAAACACCGCGGCACCAAGTTCAGCGATCTGCCGGCCGACTACCGTCGCTGGCTGCTCAACCAACCTGACCTCGACCCGTTCGTTCGCAAAGCACTGCAGCGCTAGGAGAAAACATGGCCCGCGGCGTAAACAAAGTCATCCTGGTCGGCACCTGTGGCCAGGACCCAGAGGTCCGCTACCTGCCCAATGGCCACGCGGTCACCAACCTAAGCCTGGCCACCAGCGAGGCCTGGACCGATAAGCAGACAGGCCAGAAGGTCGAGAAGACCGAATGGCACCGGGTGGTGCTGTTTGGCAAGGTCGCGGAAATCGCCGGGGAGTACCTGCGCAAAGGGTCGCAGTGCTACATCGAAGGCAAGCTCAAGACCCGTGAATGGGAAAAGGACGGCATCAAGCGGTACAGCACCGAGGTTCACGTTGACATCAACGGCACCCTCCAGCTGCTGGGCGGCCGGCCGGATAACCAGGGCGGTGGCCAGCAGCAACAACAGCGGCAGCCTCAACAGCAGCGGCAACAGCGCCAGCAGCCTCGGCAGCAGAACAACTACAACCAAAATGACAACTACGGGCATCAGAACCAGCAGTCGGCGCCGCCGGACAACTTCGACGACGACATCCCGTTCGCCCCGCTCCACCACCTGGCCGGTGCGTAGCCATGAAGCGCCGGCAGATGGTCCACCCCACCGCGTACTACCTCGGGCGGGCCTGCCGCGACAATAGCCAGTCACGCGATGCCCAGCCATACGGCTGGATGACGGTGAACTGCGGCTGGTGGCTTGCCGGCTGGCATGACCGAGACATGGAGCTTTCAGCGTGAAACGCATCACCGCGCGCGTCCGGCATGGCCGGCGCCAGCAGCAGATTAATTTGCCGCCCAGCGGCTTGGGAGGTATCGGCAATGGCCGAGCAGAAGACCGGAGCCGCGAAGCATTCAGCGGACTATCGCGACCGCGAGAAGAAGAAGGCCGAGAAGCTGGGTATCGAGAAGGTGTTCTTCAACATGCCAGCCGGGATCAAGTCGGCCATGGCTGCAGAGATCGAGCGCCACGGTTACGACCAGGTGCAGGAACTCTGGCAGGACCTGGCTCTATCGTGGATTGCGCAGGATCCAGAAGAGCGGGCGCGGCGTCTTGAGCGACCTGACGCGCCAGCTTTTTATATCTCGCCAAAACTAGCGCATCAGTTCGAAGCGGCCAGCGCCGCCGAAATCAGGCGCAACCCAGGCGATGAGGTGGTCAGGCCTTGATATGCAGCCTGGTAAGAGCCTCTGCGTGCGCATCACTGATCTCGCGGATGGCATCACTTACATGCGGATGATCGACAACGCAGAGAGCATTCCCGCCCAGCAGCAATGCCGTGGCGCGATCGACGAGATTCTTCTCGTCTAGCCCATCGAACTTCGCAGCGCCGATAACCGCAACCAGCGCTTGCTCCAGAGCAATCTCACGATTTGTCGCCATACACGCTCCTTGATCCGGCCCCATGCCGGCCCCCCGTAATACCCCATCCCAAACCAAATTGCCACCATGCCGCATCCGGCCACGGAGGGCGGCGCATGCATGGAGAAAGCCATGAGCTACTTCTACAAGACCGAATCGCCAAAGGTCCTGGCCGCAGTGCGCGCCTGGGACGAGAAGAAAGCGGCCTGGAACGCCCAGCGCGAGAAGTTGGGCCAAGCCTTCGGCACCGATGCATCGCCGATGTACAGCGGCTCTCGCAACTACGTCGGCGGCATCAAGCTCAGTGCCAGCCGCGACCTTGATGTGCATTGGTGCCGTCCCGACGAATACGGCTACCGCTCGCTGCGCCGGGCGCCCAAGCATGCCACGGGCACGGACAAGGAGGTGCGCGCGGCTGAGAAGGCTGAGCACCAGCGCCTGGAAGGCCTCTGGAAAGCACATTGCCCGGAAGATATCGACCGCGACGAAATGTGGGAGGCCATCGGCGTCGAGCGCGGCGGCATCTGGCTCAGCGGCGGGGTGTGCTTCGCCTATGGCGATACCGTGTACCTGAACCTGGGCAGCAAAGCCGCTGACGGCGATGTCGACGGCCTGGTTGAGATCGTCAGCAGCGAGTACGAAGCTGCCCGCCAGGCCGTGCTCAATTCTCGCAAAGCCGCCTGACTCTCCGGCGCTGCCCGCCAGCTCTGGTTTATAGCCGACTATAGAGCCTTTATAGACAGCCCATTGCGCCTGGCGTAGGTGTCAATAGTGACCAGGCCATAGCGAGCCGGCTCACAACCAGTGACACCTTGATCAGCACATCAAGAACAGAGTGGACTTGGTTCATTTGAGGATGTCTCCGAGGTTGCTGTTATCACGGTATGTGACCTTCAGCTTCCCCCGGCCCCGGATCGGTTTCCTCTTGGGCTTTTTCCAATCGCTGCCCGCCAGCGCCTTCCCCTATTCAACGACAGGGTCGGCGCCCAGGCCTTTCCGGTAGCGTGCAATCGAAATGATCTGGCGCAAGCAGATGACCATGTCCTTCTTCAGCTGGTCATCCGGCAGACCGATTTTTTTTCAGCATTGCCTGGGCTTCTTCCTCGATCGAGGCAAGGGCCTCGGTATCGCTTTTCAGTGTCATGGCGACCTCCACCAGGTCGAGTCAACCATGGATTGATAGCTCACCGGAACAACGCGCGCCAACTACGCGCCTTCCCCTATTCAGCGATAACGCCTCCCCGGCGAGGGCGGCTCCAGCATGTCGATATCGACAGCGATCGCGGTACATTGTACCGCAACCGTGAAAGCCTCTTCGGAGAGTGCGTAATTATTTACGCGCTCTTATCACCATCGCCACCAAACATAACTGGGCCTACCGAATAACTTGACTCATGAATTATTAACATATCAGCCAGCCTATGATGCTTATCGGGATGCGAACTCAAAAAATCATCGAACCATTCTTCAACTGCCGAAACCATTTCCAAACAAAATTGCTCAACGTTTAAATGCAACATATTCGATATTTGAATTCGATGCATCGCCATGCTAGTAAAATAAAACCGATCCAAAACACCTTTACGTCGTTGATGCGATACATCACTGAAGCCTTGGTGAAGCATCGAGCACCTCAACACATAGCAATCATCGCCGGTCATAAACACATGATGAACAGCGCCGAAACTCATGGTGTTAACTTTTTTTAGATACTTATCGAACCACAAAGCATACCTCTCACCATTCGCCTTGTTGTCATCGGCCTCAAGGCGCGAGCAAATATCCGGCAAAGTTAAAGCGATGAATAAAGCAGCATTCCAATTTTTTTCTTTTAATGACTTCCGCACAGAAACTGTAAATTGCTCCATCTCCACGCCTCCGATATTAATTTTACGTAACCATCGGACTACAACCGTTCTAAATTTAAGGCCGCCACCTAGATTCTGAACCACATCATAGCCTTACCCTGCTGCACCGCCACCCAAATTCAACGAATCACGCCGCCGGCGAGGACCGCCCATGTCTGCATTTCAGAAAAAGAACCCGCTCGACTTCAAAACCCAGTACGGCCTCGGCTTCGATCCGCAAGACGATGAGATCGTGGTCGACTTCTTCTGTGGGGGCGGCGGTGCCGGTACCGGGCTGGAGATGGGCCTGGGCCGGCCGGTGACCGTGGCCAAGAACCACAGCCCGGCGGCCATCAGCATGCACACCGCAAACCATCCGGCAGCGCGCCACTTCACCACCGACGTGTTCGAGGGTGACCCGGACGAAGAGTGCCAGGGCCGGGCCGTGGGCTGGTTCCACATGAGCCCCGACTGCACGCACCACAGCCAAGCCGCGGGCGGCCAACCGCGCAAGCGCGAGATCCGGAACCTGTCGTGGATCGGCTTGAAGTGGGCGGGCAAGAAGAAGCCACGGGTCATCAGCCTCGAGAACGTTAAGCAGATTTTGCAGTGGGGCCCGCTCATCGCCAAGCGCGACAAGGCCACCGGCCGGGTGATGAAGCTGGACGGAACCTTGGCGGCCATTGGCGAGCGCGTGCCAGTTCAGCAGCAGTTCCTGGTACCCGACCCGAAGCGACGCGGCATCACCTGGCGCCGGTTCGTGCAGCTGCTCGAAGGCATGGACTACCAGGTGGAGTGGCGGATCATCAAGGCCTGCGACTTCGGTGCACCAACCAGCCGTGAACGCCTGTTCATGATCGCCCGCTGCGATGGCCAGCCCATCGTGTGGCCAGAGCCGACCCACGCCAAGAACCCCGCCAAGGGCCAGCAGAAGTGGCGCACCGCCGCCGACTGCATTGATTGGAGCGTTCCGAGCAAGAGCATCTTCGGCCGCAAGAAGGAGCTGGCAGCCGCCACGCTGCGCCGGGTGGCCAAGGGCATGAAGAAGTTCGTGCTGGACAACCCGCAACCCTTCATCGTGCCAATCGCGAACTGGTCTGGCGAACTGGCCCAGTCAGCCCATGAGCCACTGCGCACCGTCACCTCATGGCCCCGTGGTGGATCTTTCGCTATGGCAAGCCCCGTCGTTCTTCCGGCAACCCACCAGGGCGCCGACCGAGTGAACGACCCGACCGCCCCCTTGCCGACTGTGACGGCAGCCAACCGGGGCGAGCTGATGATGGCGGCGGCCCACCTGGTCAAGTTCAGGTTCAACAGCGAAGGCACGGCCATTACCGACCCGGTGCCGACCATCACCAGCGGGGGAAATTACAAACGCCCTGCGGGGGCGGCCCATGCCATGGGCGTGTGCACAGCCTTCATCGAGCAGGCCAACGGCGGGTTTAACACCACACCAGCCAAGGGCGCCGACGAGCCACTGACCACGGTTACCAACACCGGCAGCCAGCAGCGCCTGGTGACGGCCAGCCTGGCCACCCTCCGCCGCAACTGCGTGGGGCGGGCCGTCGATGAGCCGGTACCAACGATGACCGCCGGCGCCGAGCATCACGCCCTGGTCGAGTACAAGCTGTCTCCAGAACACGAGGAAGGCGCCCTGCGCGTAGCGGCATTCCTGATCAGCTATTACGGCACTGAGAACATCAGCGCAGCAGACGCGCCAGCTCCGACCGTAACCACCAAGGACCGCCTGGGCCTGGTCACCGTCTTCGTGAGGGGCACGCCATATGTGATCGTCGACATCTGCCTGCGCATGCTGCAGCCGCACGAGCTTTACCGCGCCCAAGGGTTCCCGGCCAGCTACATCATCGACAAGGGTGCTGACGGCAAACCATTCACCAAGACCGAGCAGGTGCACATGTGCGGCAACAGCGTCAGCCCGCCACCAATGGCAGCACTGGCACGGGCTAACGATCCTTGGAAATCTACCGCTGATCAGTCAAAAGCGGCTTAGTCGTCATCGAGCCTTTCGCAGGAATAGCACTCTGGCATGCACGAATCGACTGCGGCCTTGATGGCATCGGTCATTTCACGTCGGTCATCGAAGATTCCTTCGAGCTCGCCGCTAGAGAATAGGCTATTGCCGAGCTTGTAAGCCGGCTCGATTTCACCCCCATCATGCGAATGGACGTGGTGAATTTCGCAGTAATCCAACACGCCAGCTCGTCTGGCGATTCCGAGCGCGGCTGCTTCCTGATCTTCCGCTCTCATCATCGCGTGCTTTTTTTGACCCATGAGATCACCCCCGCAGTGAGAATGGCCGTTGGCAACGGCCTAACCCCTTAATACTAGTTCAAGAAAGGCAGCCCGTTAGTTGCCGCGAGGTATCCCCATGCCCACAGAAAACCGATCCAGCAACACAGAGATGGTCAGCTTGTCGCGTGACTTGATAGACCTCACCCTGGCGCACCTGCCGAACGACAGCGCTGCCAAGTGGGAACTTCACGAAGTGCTTGCACGGCCAGCCCCGCAGCCCCACCCCGAGCCTATAGCCTGGATGGTTGGTACTGCCTTCTGGTGGACCAAAGCAGAGGCAGAGAGGGATGCGGCTCAAACTGGGCTGCCGATTGTCCCTGTTGGGCCTTTGATATCCATCCCTGACGGATATTGCCTGATGCCCAAGCGGCTCACGGCCGAGAACGGCGCCAAGGCCCTGCTGCTCGGTGAGTTCAAGCTGGAGGTCACCCAGGAATGCCCGGAATGCCGCGAACTGGATGAGCCGGTAGAAGGCTGCGAGATATGCGATGGCGAGGGTGAGTACGGCCAGCGTCACACGATCCCATGGGAACTCATCAAATACATCTACAGCGAGGCCGTAAAGGGTCTCGCTCTCCAGCCACGCCGGTCGGTAGCAAATCCCTGATTGGAGCACATTTGTACTCCGGACGGCGCCTCAATCCGTTTTCGCCACACCATTGGGGGAGCAGGCAGCAAGACTGCTCACCGATACGTTGAGCTCACGAATCGAAGCTTCAACTTGTGATGTATCCACCCACCATTCAGGCGCTTCCTTCGTAAGAATGCCAATCGCAGTGAGTCTCAGCAGTTCTGGATGGATTCCCAGCTGCTCGGCTGCAGCCATCAGAGACAGAAGAGCCTGACGAAGCTGGATGTCGGATTCTTTCGGCAGATCCATGGTTTGGGCCTCTATCACTCCTATCACCCGCTGGCGGTAATGAAGTTTGCTTCATGTGCTCTAGTGGCCAATTTCCGTGCATAACCGACCCCCCAGGCAAGGGCTCTAGTCATTGTTTCGTTCGGTCTTGAATCAAAGGACTCCTCGTGAATCGCCATGCCGGCGGGAGCGTAGACGCCGATGAACATCTGCGTACTACCTGTTCGCGACAGTCGCACCTGGACATCGATGTAGGTCCCATCACTGAGCGTCTCCTCGTGAGACCGGTGATGAAGCGTTGGGTCGGCCCAATCCCAAAAAACGTCACCGCGGATCCTCATGCCAAACTCCTACGACTTTCGTCTTATTAATCTCCATCCCCCACCATAGCCCCCTCTGCCACTAGCAAGAACAAATACTTCAGCAATGCGCAGTGAATCGGACCATCGGGCCCGATAGCTATACCCAATCATCTTTCTGTACAACTTATGCCGCGAAAGGGCGGCCAAGGAATCGTCATGCCTGAAGAAATCAAGCTGATCCAACGCGTGGCCGTCGAGCGCGATCAAGATGGCTGGTGGAGTCACCCCGATGAACCGGACTTCGACGAAGATTACGCTGCCTTCAAAGCCTGGCTCGTACAGCAGGGCTTGGAGCTGAAGCAGTGGCACATGGACTCGGATATCAGCGACCACCATCCCTATGAAGACAGCGAGTGCCACTGCCTCGGCTGGGAGCCTGAATGCCCTGGGCCTGAATGGTTCCTGCTCGGGATCTTCGATACAGAGGATGGCCCTTGCGTTAGCTGGGTGAGGCGGAAGACCGAGGAAGCCTGGTCAGTGAATGGCGATGACGGATCTTGGGACTACCCAAACCTTACCGCTCTGATCCGCGACAACTTCGGCAGCGAGGCGGATGGCACGAGCTTCGGCCCAGGCCGGGGCAACGGCCTCAAGGTCGGCGACACAGTACACACTGGCACCGTCTGCAAGGCCGACCCTGCTGAGTTCCTCCCCGATGCTGACGACCTGCTCAACCACATGTTCGAGGCAGCCTCCGGAAGCGACGCGGGAGAATGGGTCGACAACTACCCTGACCTCGACGACGAGGCAACAGCAGCTCTCGGGCAGGCGCTGGAGCCGCTGCAGGCTTGGGCCCGCAAGTTCTGCCAGCCCAACTTCTTCACCATCGAGAAAATGGCACTGCACACCGTTACCGAGGAAGACGTGCGCCTGGCCAAGGCGAGCGGGGTGCTGCTGTGAACCGCCTCGCCCTCTGCCTCCTGCTGCTGGCCACCGGCGCCAGCGCAGCACCTCAGCCCCAAGAGAACATCATAGACGTGCAGCACGACAGCCAGCGCGGCGTCACCTGCTACCTGCTGAATGGGGTCGGCATCAGCTGCATCCCCGACAGCCAGCTGCAGGCCGGCAACCAGCGCCAGCTCTCCCCGCACGAAAGCCAACCCGAACCTACACCCGCTCTGGCGCCTGGGCGCTGGATTGATGAGAGGTATGAGCTGTGAGCAAAATCGATTGGAGCAAAGCGCCAGAATGGGCGGATGGCCACGGCCTGGTCGCCCACCACGGCATCACCGAGGTGTGGATCAACATGGACCAGTACGCTGTGGTCGGCGCCGAGGATCGCGCTTATCCCTATGGCGGCGGCACCGGCGATCACCGGCACAATTTCACCAGAGGCCAGATCCAGTACATCACGCCTCGGCCAGCGCGCTGGAACGGCAAAGGCCTCCCCCCCGTCGGGGCGTCTTGCGAGGCGTACGACGCTGAGCGTGACCTGTGGTGGCCTGGGCAGGTGCTGATGCACGGAAACAGCGATCATGTGTTCGTTTCAGGGACGCCAGAGTGCTGGGGGACACTGCTGTGGGCCTCAACCTTCCGCCCCGTCCGCACGCCCGAGCAGATCAAGGCGGAAGAGCGAGAGAAAGCCATTGTGGAGATGGCCGAGACCATGCACGCGGCAACTGGCTTCGGCGTGAATCGGGCTGATTGCGAAGCGCTGTATGACGCCGGCTACCGCAAGCAGGTGGAGCCATGATCGCCCTCGCCTACTTGGCCTACCTGATCTACAGGGGGCCGCGATGAACGAAATCAGCCTGTACCACGGCAACTGCCTGGAGGTGATGAAGTCGATCCCGGACGCCAGCGTCGACTTGGTCTTGGCTGACCTGCCCTACGGCACAACGCAGTGCACCTGGGATGTGGTGATCCCCTTCGCCCCACTCTGGGAGCAGTATCTGAGAATTGCCAAGCCAGAGGCGGCAATCGTCCTCTGTGCGGCACAGCCGTTCAGCTCGCTGGTGGTTGCCAGCAACCCTCGAGATTACCGCTACGAGTGGATCTGGGAAAAAGGCAACGCCACCGGTTTCCTCAATGCCAAGAAGCAGCCGTTGCGAGCGCACGAAAGCGCCCAGGTCTTCTACCGGCGCCAGCCGGTGTACAACCCACAGATGACCACCGGGCACGAGCGGCGCACGGCGAAGCGGAAGACGGTCAACTCGGAGTGCTACGGCAAGGCCCTGTCGCTCACCGAGTACGACTCGACGGACCGATACCCGCGCTCGGTGCAGTTCTTCTCGAGCGACAAGCAGACGGCCAACTTTCACCCGACACAGAAGCCTGTCAGCTGGATGCGGTTCCTGATCTCCACCTACACCAATCCCGACCAGGTGGTGCTCGACAACACAATGGGCAGCGGCACGACCGGAGTTGCCTGCATCCAACTGGGACGGCGCTTTGTCGGCATCGAGCAGGATGAGGCTCATTTCTGTACCGCCCAGCAGCGAATTGCTCAGGCGATCACCATCCGCGACACCCCGGCAGCGCAGATCGACCTCTTCGAAGCGCGAGCCTAACCCCTCCACCAACGACTCAAGCCCGCCGACATGCGCGGGGGGGGTCAAGGATTGGCTGAGGTTTTCAGGTAGATCAGCGCGTCGCCGAATCGCTGCGCCCGCTCCAGGCTACCGGTTCTAATTGAGCCAAGTTCTCTACCGTCCTGCCCACGAATGACCACGGTAAAGCGACTAGCCCTGCCACGTTTCTGATAGATGGAGATATCGTCAATGGAGTTCAGATAGATACGTCTGCTGGCGTCCTTGGTAACACTCCTGCTGCTGCCAGCAGCGATAGCGCCCGCGCCGATCGGCGCAGCAGAAGCAAACCCCGTAGCCTCAGAAATCACACCGTCAGACAGGATGATGACCTTGTCGGTGATCAAGATGGACTGCGGCCGGAATTTCTTCCCGTAGTCCTCAAAGAACGCTTGTTCAACAAAATCAATAGCCTGCTGACGATCACCGAAATGGGCGGCAGATGGCGAGTAGGTTAAGCGCTGGCTACCGCAACCTGCCATTAAAAGACTCAGCAGCATCACTGCACACCACCTGATTCTATTCGACATGCGGCCCCCCTGGCTCTAGAGAAAGAAGCCGGAGGTTACGCGTGGTTTGATGAATTATCCATATCCCCAACCTGCCGCCACCGGCGGCGTGGAGACCATCATGCAAGACGAAGAACGCCAGCCGGTGGCCTATGTATCCGACAAGGTCCCGGAGGAGAAAATGGCCGAGCTGGTAGGCACGACCAAGCGGGCCTTGGAAGGCAAGCGAAGCCGCGGAGTGATCCCCGAGGGGGTCTGGAAGAAGATCGACGGCCGGATTTTTTACAGCATCAGGAGATACGAAGCGTGGCTGGAAGGAAGCTGGGGCTACCCACTGGAGTCGAATTTATCGGTAAATCAATCCGGATCCGTTTTACTTGGAACGGTGAGCGTCGGTCCGAAACTCTCGCGTATCCCCAAACCGCCAAGGGGATCAAAGCGGCAGCCGATCTACGCGCTCAAGTAGTCAGCCTGGCGAAGCACGGTGTTCTGGACGAAAAACGGTATGCCGAGTTGTTTCCTGCTTCGAGCTATACGGCGCCGGCCAACGAACTGATGTTTGGCGAGTATGCCCAAAGCTGGCTGAACAGTCTGGAGGTGGTGCACGACACCCGAGTTAACTACAAAGGTTTGATGAACAACTACTGGATGCCCCATCTGGCGACACTACCTATCAAGGCGGTCACGCCGATGGTGCTAAGGGAGGTGGTTGCGAAGACCGAGTGGAAGAGTTCGACAGTCAAGCGCGCCGCTATCGCCCGGGTCAAAGCGATGTTCCGCGCGGCTGTGTTTGACGAGGTAGTGGACAGGAACCCGGCGGCCTCGATTCAGTTGCCGCAGAAGAACAGGAAGCAGGTCGACCCCTTCACGGTGGAAGAAGCGGAGGCCCTGATCGAATGGATGTACAAAAACTTTTCCCGGTGCAACCAGGTATTCGCAGCATTCTACGAGTTCGCCTTTTACACCGGGATGCGAACGGGGGAAATCATGGCACTGCGCTGGGATGAGATCGATTTTGAGAAGAAGACGGCTCACGTCTGCCGGATCGTGGTCGAGAAGAAGGTGATCGCGCGGACCAAAACCAAATACACCCGCACTGTGATGTTGAACAGCAGGGCCTTGGGCGCGCTAGCCAGGGCCAGGGATATCGCGCACTATCGTTCCAAGCAAAAACGCCGGGTGTCGACCGAGTCGCCGTTCATCTTCCAGCCAGCAGGTTCGTCGCCACACATCACCGTACCCGAGACCGCCGGTAAGCACTTCAACCAGGCGGTTGAAGCGAAGGGCTTCAAGCATCGCCCCCAGTACAACTGCCGGCACACTTATGCCACGATGTGCCTCATGTCAGGGATGAATCCGGCATTCATTGCAGGGCAGCTTGGACACTCGGTGCAGGTCCTTCTCTCGACCTATGCCAAATGGCTGAATTCCGCCAACGACTGGGCCGAACTGGCGAAGCTGGAAGCGAACGTAATTGGTACAGAATTGGTACAGGATTAAATTTCGTTCACTTTGCGCCCTTTAGATATAAGGCATTCGACAGCCGTTCAGCCATACTCCAAAATGCAGCGGTTTTTTGGGGGAAAACCCTTGCACAGCCAACGACATACCAACATTTAGTGAGCCTCAACGTGAAAACATCCCTGTCCATCCTCAGCCTGATGCTGTTGCTCACAGGAACCGCGACCCTCCCGTCGACCGCTGCTGCACAACCCCCGGCCCAGGTTCAACGCGACCCTTCCAAGCTGCACCTGGCCTCTGGCAGCGCCCTGCTGATCGACCTGAACACCAACCAGGAACTGTATTCGAGCCACGCCGACCGCGTGGTACCCATTGCCTCGGTGACCAAACTGATGACGGCGATGGTGGTGCTGGATGCCAAGCTGCCCATGGATGAAATGCTCACCATGACCATCGCCAACAACCCGGAAATGAAAGGCGTCTATTCGCGTGTGCGCCTGGGCAGCCAGCTCAACCGCCGCGAAACCTTGCTGATTACCCTGATGTCGTCGGAGAACCGTGCCGCGACCACGTTGGCCAACTACTACCCAGGAGGCTACCCGGCCTTCATCAAGGCCATGAACGCCAAGGCCCGTAGCCTGGGCATGGCGCACACCCGCTACGTCGAGCCAACGGGCCTGTCGACCCAGAACGTCTCGACCGCCCGTGACCTGGCCAAGCTGCTGATGGCTTCACGCAAGTACCCGATGCTGAGCGAGCTGTCGACCACCCGGGAAAAGACCGTGGCGTTCCGCAAGCCCAACTACACGTTAGGCTTTCGCAACACCGACCATCTGGTGAACAAAAGCAACTGGGACATCAAGCTGACCAAGACGGGCTTCACCAACGAGGCCGGCCATTGCCTGGTGCTGTTGACCCGGATGGACAATCGCCCAGTGGCCATGGTGATTCTCGACGCCTTCGGCAAGTACACTCACTTCGCCGATGCCAGCCGCATGCGCCAATGGCTGGAAACTGGCGCGGCCAAGCCGGCACCGGCGGTGGCCATGCAGTACAAGTCCGAGCGCCAGAACAAAGGGCGCGTGGCGGCAGACTGA